TGCGGGTGAGCCATCATGTACGGGTTTCCAAGTCGATCTGGAGAACGACCGCCCGCCAGGAGTACCGCTCGCGAAGGCTGTGGGCCTCGCTCACGCCCGAACGGCCCCTGGCCGGTATGGATGGACCCCCGAATCCACAGCGGCCCTCTCAGGCCGTCTGTGTGTAAAGGTGATCTGCACCACATTCAGGGGTTCTACCTTGACGCAGACCCCTATATATATTATGAGGGGCTAAAGCCCCGAATAGAGCCGCTTCAGGCGGCTCCTGAAGACCGACCTTCGAGGGTCGGTCTGAAGTTCTATCGAACCCGCAACCGCGGGTTCTCTTAGGCCGCGCCAGTGCGCGGCCAGTAAGGGGTGTTCACTGTGTTTGGCACTCGTTCGAGTGTCAACTGGGACACTCAACCGGGCAAGTTCGACGTACTGAACCTGCGGCTGCGCTTCGAGAGCACCTCCGCGTGGGAGATCCCGGACCTGGCCCCCACTGACTTCGTGCCCGCCAACCTCGCGGCGTGGAATATGCCGCGTCATCGCGAATACGCCGCCCTCTCTGGCGGCGCTCTCCACTTCTTCCTTGACGATTACCGGTTCGAGACCCTTTGGTCGAGTCCGGAGCGCCTATTCGACCGCGTGAAAGCGGTCGGGGCGGCTCTGACTCCCGATTTCAGCCTCTGGACCGACATGCCGAAGGCCGCACAGGTCTGGAACGTATATCGCAGCCGCTGGATCGGCGCGTATTGGCAGTCGCAGGGAATAGAAGTGATCCCAACCGCGTGTTGGGCGACCCCCGACACATTCGATTTCTGCTTCGACGGCATTCCCGAGAATGCCACCGTCGCCATTTCTTCGATGGGCATTCAGTCGAAGAAGGTCGAGCAGGCGCTATTCCGCGCCGGCGTCGAGGAATTGATCAACCGCAAGCAACCGCGACTGCTGCTGGCATATGGCCGGCTGCGGTATTGCGAGGAATTAGACCTCCCCGAGGTCCGGGAGTACCCGACCTTCTGGGACAGACGACGAAAGCAGGTATCCGAGGCATGGGAGGACGTGGCTCAGGCGGCGGCCCCGGCCCCGGCAGTGGAAAGTCAGGTAAGGCCAGCGCCGCCAAGAAGCCCGGAGCGGGCGGCGGATCCGCTGGCGGTGGCAGTGGAGGCTCTGCAGGATCAAGCAAGGGAGCTGGCAAGGGCAACGCTGGTGCCGGTACCGGTGGTGTAGACGGAGGCAAGGGCTCCTCAGGAGGCCAGGCTGGCGGCGGCGGGGAGATCTCCGGGCCGAAGCAGTACGCCCCGATGGTCATCCACTACGGCGACGGCTTGACCGACGCCGAGAAGGCCGAACAGCAGCACATGCTCGACCAGCTACCTGCCAACGTGCTGAAGCGTCTACGCGACCGCGGCACGAAGATCTGGGTCGGCCGGCGTGCCGATGAGACCCCCGGCTGGGGTCCGCTGGCGAAGGACACCGGTTGGACATCGGACGAGAAGATCGCAGACGGTCGTGAGATCGGCTCGCTGAGCTTCTACGTCGGCCACCGCAACGAGCTGTTCATCTCGGTCCACCACAAGGGCGGATCGGTCAACGTCTACGTCCACGAACTCGGCCACGCGGCTGACTACCAGTGGACCGGCGACGGGAAGCTGATCAGCAACGACCCCGACTGGATCGCGATGCACAACAAGTGGGTCAAGGACAACCCGCTCATCCGCGCCTACTTCCGAGGAGGCCCGAGCGGCTCCAACGCGGCCTCCGGTCGCAAGGAGACCTTCGCGGAGGGCTTCGCGGTCTACAACAAGGGCGGTCGCCCGAGTCTCATAGCATGGATCAAGAGCGAGGAAGCTGCGGACGAGATGATCCGCATCTGGAAGAAGTACGGGGTGATCTGATGCAGGAACCTGACGAGTCGGTAGAACCGGCCACCGGTGACGTGTCCCCCTACCCCAACGACCTCCTGATACTCGGCGGCAACCGCTGGCTGACCGTCACGGGCCGCATCCTCCCGACGCCGTTCGGCGACGAAGTCGAGCTACAGCCCAACACCCTCAAATTCTGGGAGGCCGCGGCTCTGCGCGGCCAGGGCAAGCCACTGTCTGAGCTGATCGTGTGAGTTGGGCCGGCTCTCGACGCCGGCACGATCTTCCCCCGGACTGGGAGCTGGTACGGCTCTCGGTCCTCCGGGATGCAGACTGGATCTGCGAACTGAAATGGACTGGGTGCAAAGGCATCGCGTCCGAGGTCGACCACATCAACCGCGGGAACGACCACTCGCGATCCAACCTGCAGGCGGTCTGCCACAGGTGTCACGCGAAGAAATCATCCGCTGAGGGCAACGCCCGGAAGCGGGAACTGAAAGCCCGGAGGAAGCGACCACCAGAACGTCACCCAGGGCAACGCTAATCGCGGGCCGGGTGCCCGCTTCATGCCCAGGAGGCAACATGGCAGGCACTCGCGGTCCCATCGGAAAGCGAGACGAGGAGCGCGTTCGCAGGAACGTGCCCGAGAATCCCACCGAGACGGTCGTCGTCCACGGAGCGGTCCAGATCCCCGAGATGGGCGACCTGAGCCACCTCGGAGAGACGCATCCGCTCATCATCGAGATGTACGACTCCATCAAGGCATCCGCCGCGGTCAAGTACTACGAACCGACCGACTGGACGTACGCCAAGCTCGCTCTCTACACCCTGAACCAAGAGCTGATCGCAGCCCAGCACAACGGCAAGCCCGTGGGAGCGATGAAGCTGACCGCAATCAACCAGATGCTCTCCGCATTGCTGCTGACCGAAGGTGATCGACGCCGCGTTCGACTCGAAATCGAGCGTCAGTCCGGTGACTCTCCCACTGGCGAGGTCGTCAACATCACCACGATGCTCCAGCAGCGCCTGGCGCAAGCCACGGCGAACGGGGGGTAGACGGTCCCCCGGAGGGGGTTCCGAGCCTGCCGCTACCGGGCTCCTCCCTCCGGGGTTGACACTTCCCCCGAAAGGATCCACATGGCTGACCTGGGCGCTTTCATCAAGCCCGATGTGCTCTTCCTCACCGACCGTCGCGACTTCGAGTGGACGATCACCAACCGCGACCCCAAGACCAAGGCCGAAATCCCGTGGCCTGCAGGCGCTTACAGCTTGGAACTCGAGACAGGCGGCGAGCACAACGCACTGCATCGGGTATACGTCTCGGGAGCCACAGGCGGCACCTACACGCTCAAGGTGAACAACGTCGACACCCCGGCCATCGACTACAACGACGTGAGCGAGAACCCGCAGGGTCTCGCAGGCGACATTCAGGACGCGGTCAACGCCGCTGTCGACGGCAACGCCCTGGTGCATCCCGTCTCGCTGTACCCCGCGTGGACGCTGAACTTCAACCTCAACAGCAGCAAGCCCCTCACGGAGCAGTTGGTCAACACGATCAACAAGGCCGCGAACGACTTCTTCGACGCGTTCGAACAGCTCTTCGGAGTCGACGTGACGATGGTCGTAACCGACACGCTCAACTTCAAGCTGCTGATCACCTCACGCCGCTCGTTCGATGAGGTCGGCATCATCACCTTCGCGGTCGATGTCACCGCCACCGCGGTCAAGAACTTCTTCAACGGCTTCGCCGGCCTCATCGGCGCGGTGAACACGGTCAACACCGACTTCTACTGGAACCGCACCTACGACATCGAGTTCGTCAACTGGCTGTCCAATCAGCCGATCCCGGCGACCACGATCAACGGATCCAGCCTCACTGGCGCGAACAAGCGAGTTCAGGTCGACGTGATCGATCCCGGCAAGGAGAAGCTGACCGTCTACTGGTTCAGCGTCGCCGGCCCGGACGCCACGGTCAAGATCGACAGCGAAGAGGCCGACTTGCTCCCGCACCGCACCAAGTGGCAGGTCGTCCATCTGCCGAACGGCGAGCCCGCAGGCGGTAGCTGCGTGCAGGCAGGTCGCGTGTACCGACAACCCCGATAGACCTGGTCGGTCCCCCGAAGGCGGGGGGCCACCACATTGACGTGTAGCTCAATCGGCAGAGCACCCGGCTGTTAACCGGGACGTTGGAGGTTCGAGTCCTCCCATGTCAGCACCCACCCAGTTCCCTTGTGGGGCTGAGTCTTTGGGCGAGTAGCTCCAACGGTTAGAGCAGCGGCTTCCAAACCCGCGTGTTGGTGGTTCGAATCCATCCTGGCCCGCAATTTGACACTCAGACGAAAGGATCGACATGAAGGCGAAGATCGCCCGGTTCCTGATCTCGTTCGCGCTCAAGCGAATCGTGAAGTACTGCATCAAGCACCCCGACTTCATCCCCGGCGACGTGGATGACCGCGTGCTGCCCATCCTCGCGAAGTACCTGGGTCTCTGATGGTTACCCGCGCCAACGTCGAAGCGACGAAGGAGTTCATCAGGGCGCGGCTCGGCAACCCCTACGTCTACGGCGGCGCTCTCTCCGAGAACGTGCGCCAGGGCACCGACTGCTCCGAGGTCTGGCAGACCGTCCTTGAGATGGTGCATGGCCGCTGGCGGCAGGGCCGACAGGCCGAGGGTGCCACCACCGAGTCCTACCGCCCGCGTTCGATGGGCGGGCCGATCCCCGATGGCGGGGTCGGACCCTTCGGCGTCGTCCTGGTCGACCACTGGAGCAAGATCCCCGCGAACGCCGCGGCGAAGATCTGCTTCCACCACGGTCCCGGTGGCGGTGCCAACTCCCACATGTGGGGCGAGCTTGACGGCATGCTCATCGAGTCAGGCGGCTCGAAGGGTCTCGTCACGGGCGACCGTGCCATGCAGATCAACTCCTCGTACGCCAACGCCTGGGCCTACCTACCCGGTCCCATCGGCGGTACGGCCTCTCTGGGCGTCGGAAGCACCGGCCCCGCTGTCATCAGTCTCCAGACCCGTCTCAACGAGCGTGGGGCCAATCTGGAGGTCGACGGCGAGTTCGGCCCGCTTACCGCCGACGCGGTCTTCAAGTTCCAGCAGAACAACCACGTCGTGGGCGATCCTCCCGGCGTAGCCGGCGAAGCGACCCTCAGGGCGCTCGGCCTGCTCGGGAACGACGGTGCCATCCCGGCCCAGCCCGACACTCTCGCTGCCGAGTACCTCGCCGCGGCCACCGGCCTCAGCGTGGCTCGCGCCAAGCAGATCCTCCCCGCGGTGGTCGACGGGCTCAAGCAGTCCAGCGCAACCAACGTCAACCGCATCGCGATGTGGCTGGCTCAGATCGGTCACGAATCGGCCGGCTTCGACGCCACCGAGGAGTACGAGAAGGGCGACGGCGGGGCCACCGAACGGTGGAAGTACCTGGGACGCACCTGGATTCAGCTCACCTGGCTCAGCAACTACTTGGGCTTCTCGAAGTGGGCGTTCGACCGAGGACTCGTTCCGACGCCGACGTACTTCGGGGACAACCCCCGAGAACTCGCTGAGTTGAAGTGGGCCGGCTTGGGAGCCGCCTACTACTGGACCGTCGCACGGCCAGACATCAACGCACTGTCCGACAGGCGTGACCTCGACACGGTCACCCGCCGAATCAACGGCGGGACCAACGGGCTCACGGATCGCCGGAATCGATACAACCGCGCACTTGCCGTGGGAGACAACCTCCTTCGCATCATCGCGACCACCACAGAACCGCTAGACGAATGGGACGCCCTCATGGCTGATCAGACGCGATACGCATCGCGTGCATGGTTCCGCAGCGACAACGTTGCGAACCTCACCCCGCTCGACCTGCTCCGCAACATCGACGGCATGAAGTACGACGAGCGCGTCGTGCAAGCCGCCTTCCGCGGCCAGGTCTGGGCCATCAACGCCATCGCGGCGCTCGCACAGGGACAGGGGCCAGAGGGCCAGAACCCCGTGGCAGTAGCCGAGGCACAGGACATCATCCGCCAACTACAGGCAGCACTCGCTGCCCAGAATGGAGCAAGCAAGTGACTCCGAAGATCCGCCAGTCGCTCTACCTCGTAGGCACCATCGTCTCGGGCATCGTGGGCATCGCCCTGGTCTGGGGCGGCATCGACGCGGGAGCCGCGGCGAACATCGATCAGATCATCACGGGCCTCGGTGCCCTGGTTGGCGGCGGCGCGAACGCCGCGGCTGCGACGAAGGTCGCGAGCCAGCGCAAGGACGGCACGTTCGAGACGGCTACGCCAATCGAGCAGGCCATCAACGCGATTCCCGTCGTCGTGGCTCAGGCCAACGAGGCGAAGGCCAACCTGGAGAAGCTCCGCGAGGCCGCTACGGAGGCCATCGAGGATCTCCCGGTCTTCGGCAAGGACGCCGCCGACGCGCTGAACTCACTCCCCCGATTCTGACGTAGAGAGGAGGCGGGGTGACCGTCGAGCTTGCCCCGTCTCCCCCTCACATCATCGGCCCATCGTGGCAACGCACCATCGAGGGCGACTGGCACCTACCGGAGAGAACCCTCGGCTGGGGAGTTCTCGAATGGATGTCGGAGTACGTCAACACCCCTGGGGGACATGACGACCCGAACAGACTCAGGTTCCTGATCGAGCTGGCTGAAGCCGGCATCAACGTCAACGACCTGATGTTCATCCCCACCGACGAACAGGTACGCCTGGTTCTCTGGTGGTACGCCGTCGATGAGAACGGCCAGTACACATTCCGCGAGGGCGTCATCCGACGCCTCAAGGGCTGGGGCAAAGACCCCTTCACCGCTGCGCTCTGCCTCGCAGAGCTTTGCGGCCCAGTGGCTTTCTCGCACTTCCACCCACTCACCGGACAGCCTGTCGGCAAACGACGCGCTGCCCCGTGGATCACGGTGGCCGCGGTCAGCCAGGACCAAACCAAGAACACCTTCTCGCTGTTCCCGGTCATGATCTCCAAGAAGCTGAAGACCGAGTACGCGCTCGACGTGAACCGCTTCATCATCTACTCAGATGGTGGCGCTGGACGCATCGAGGCAGCAACCTCGTCCGCAGCGTCTATGGAAGGCAACCGGCCCACCTTCGTCGTCCAGAACGAGACGCAATGGTGGGGCCAAGGCCCGGACGGCAAGGTCAACGACGGCCATTCGATGGCGTCGGTGATCGAAGGCAACATGACGAAGGTCGAAGGCGCACGCACGCTTTCGATCTGCAACGCTCACATCCCCGGTACCGAGACCGTAGGCGAACTGTCCTACGTCTCTTGGCAGAAGATCTCCTCCGGTGAGGACGTGGACACGGGTCTCATGTACGACGCTCTGGAAGCGCCGGCAGACACCCCGATCTCCGAAATCCCCTCGCAGAAAGAGGATCCGGTCGGGTTCGAAGAAGGCATCGCCAAGCTCCGGGAGGGCTTGCTGATCGCCCGAGGCGACTCCACCTGGCTGCCTATCGAAGACATCATCAAGTCGATTCTGTCGACCAAGAACGTGATCACCGAGTCACGCCGCAAGTTCCTCAATCAGGTGAACGCATCCGAGGATTCGTGGCTGTCCCCCCAGGAGTGGGGCCGCTGCTTCATCGACATGCAGAAGTACCTCGAACGATGGGGGAAAGAGTTCGTGCCGCTCGCCAAGGGCGACAAGGTGACTCTCGGCTTCGACGGTTCCAAGTCCAACGACTGGACAGCCCTGGTTGGCTGCCGCGTCTCGGACGGGTTCCTGTTCGTGATCAAGGTCTGGGATCCACAGAAGTTCGGCGGTGAGGTGCCGCGTGAAGACGTTGACGCCACAGTCCATTCCGCGTTCCAGCGGTTCGACGTGGTCGCGTTCAGAGCCGACGTGAAGGAGTTCGAGGCGTACGTCGACCAGTGGGGCCGCGCCTACAAGAAGCGGATCAAGGTCAACGCCAGCCCGAACAATCCCGTGGCATTCGACATGCGCGGTCAGCAGAAGCGGTTCGCATTCGACTGCGAGCGCCTGGAAGACGCCGTCCTCGAAGGAGAGGTCTGGCACGACGGCAACGCCATCTTGACCACCCACGTCTTGAACGCCAAACGACACCCAACCACATACGACGCCATCGCGATTCGCAAGGTGACCAAGGACTCCAGCAAGAAGATCGACGCTGCGGTCTGCGCGGTCCTCGCGTTCGGGGCGAGACAGGACTACCTCATGAGTAAGAAGGCCCGCACGGGCCGGGTGGTGGCCGTCCGATGACAGCCCCTATGCCAGGACAGGAAGAGGTCGAAGACCCCGCGGTCGTCCGAGAAGAGATGATCTCGGCCTTCGATGACTCCGTTCGCGATCTCGCGAGCAACACCAGCTACTACGAGGCCGAACGTCGGCCAGAGGCCATCGGCGTCACGGTCCCCCCGCAGATGCAGACCCTTCTGGCCCACGTCGGCTACCCGCGGCTCTACGTCGACTCCATCGCGGAGCGTCAGGCAGTCGAGGGATTCCGCATCGGAGACGCCGACGAGGCTGACCAGGAGATGTGGCAGTGGTGGCAGGCCAACAACCTCGACATCGAGGCTCCTCTTGGCTACACCGACGCCTACGTCCACGGTCGCAGCTACATCACGATCTCCATGCCAGACCCCAACCTCGATCCGACCTGGGATCCGAAGACCCCGATCATCCGGGTAGAACCGCCGACGCGGATGTACGCCGAGATCGATCCGAGGATCAACCGAGTCAGCAAGGCCATCCGGGTCGTCTACGACAAGGAGGGCAACGAGGTTCAGGCCGCAACGCTGTACCTGCCCAACGACACCATCGGGTGGTTCCGGGCTGACGGCGAGTGGGTCGACTGGTTCAACGTGAGCCACGGCCTCGAAGCGGTCCCGGTAGTCCCGCTCCCCAACCGTACGCGGTTGTCGGATTTGTATGGAACGTCAGAGATTACGCCCGAGCTTCGGTCCATGACCGACGCGGCGTCTCGCACCCTGATGCTGATGCAGGCCACTGCAGAGCTGATGGGCGTTCCCCAGCGGCTCATCTTCGGCGTCAAGCCCGAAGAGATCGGCGTGGACTCCGAGACCGGCCAGACACTGTTCGACGCGTACCTCGCCCGCATCCTCGCCTTCGAGGACGCAGAGGGCAAGATCCAGCAGTTCTCGGCAGCCGAGCTTGCCAACTTCACCAACGCCTTGGATCAGATCGCCAAGCAGGTCGCTGCGTACACGGGGCTCCCTCCCCAGTACCTCAGCACCGCTGCGGACAACCCGGCCTCCGCTGAGGCCATCAGGGCTGCGGAGAGCCGTCTCATCAAGAAGGTCGAGCGCAAGAACCTGATCTTCGGTGGGGCGTGGGAAGAGGCCATGCGCCTCGCGTACCGGATGTCCAAGGGCGGCGATGTCACTCCCGACATGCTCCGCATGGAGACCATCTGGCGCGACCCGTCGACTCCGACGTACGCGGCCAAGGCCGACGCAGCCACGAAGCTCTACAACGGCGGCACCGGGGTGATCCCCCGCGAGCGCGCCCGAGTGGACATGGGCTACTCGATCAAGGAACGCGAGCAGATGCGCCAGTGGGACGAGGAAGAGGCCGCTCTGGGCCTCGGTCTCATGGGCACCATGTACGCCGCGGATCCCGAAGCCGGCGGTGCTGGAGACGGCACCAAGGCGATCACACAGGCCAAACCCGTTCAGGCAGAGGTCGTTCCGAAGGGCTCTAAGGAGACGGAGACGGCGTGAACCCCGAGCAGTACGCAGCAGCGCAGTACGCCATATCGGCGGGACTAGCGAACTACGTCACTCGATTCGCCAACCTCTTCAGAGGCCCAGCACTCAGCCTCGCTGAGTGGATCAAGCTGTTGCAGTTGCTGTTTCCCGAGGTCGAGCGACGGTACAACGAAAGTGCCGTCCTCGCCCGGAGGTTCTACGACTCCCAACGCGATCACCACCACCCAGGACTCCAGCGCAACGAGAGGTTGGCTGGCGGACTGAAGTGGGAGTGGTTCGTCCAGAACATGGAGCCCGCACGCCGGAAGCTGTCTCAGGCAGACGCTCCCGCGAACGCGGTTACCTCCCTGGCCTTGACGGCAGTTCGCGAAGTGGAGATGGCAGGACGCCGACAGATCATCGGCGCTGTCGACAACGACCCTGAACCGGAGATCGTCCGGGGCTGGGCGCGAGTGGCTACGGGACGCGAAACATGCGCCTGGTGCCTGATGCTCATCTCCCGAGGGCCGACGTACCTGTCGTCCACGGGCGGTGGCCTGAACCTCGATGACACAACTGTGAGAGACCTCTTCCTTGAGGTTGGTCAGGATCTCGACGCGTTCCGCCGAGAGACCAAAGAGCACATGACCCAGTGGCACACGGGTTGTGACTGCCTGGTGGTCCCCGTCTTCGACCGACTCAACTGGCCAGGACTGGCCGCACAGAAACGTGCCGAACAACTCTGGATCGACGCCGGCCGCGAAGCGGACGCGCTCATCAAGAGCGGCAAATCACGTACCAAGAACGTGAATCTGGAGACGCAGAACGCTCTCCGCAGACGCCTCAGTAGAGGCGAGATCACCATCCCGTCTTACGCCCTGGCGGCGTAACCACCAAATAGCCCAGGAGGCGAAAACACATGTCCGACATTGCAACTCCCGAAGGCACCCCTGCCGGCGAAGGCGCACCGACGCCGACTCCGATGGAGCCCGCTCCCAAGGTCTACGACGAGGCGTACGTGAAGTCGCTTCGTGACGAGGCGGCTGCCGCACGGATTGCCAAGAGGGACGCGGTTGTAGCGGCTGAGGCCGCTCTGAAAGAGGCCCATGCACGGGAACTCGCTGAGCGCGACACCGCCTACACCGAACTGCAGAACAGCCTCGGTGAGGCGTGGATCGAACTTGAGAAGTATCAGGTCGCGGTCGACGCCAAGGTGCCGAGCGACAAGGTCCGCCAGTTCGTGGCGATTCTGCAGGGAACGGACGCCGAGACCATCGGTGCGTCCGCGAAGTCGAGCCTCGATCTCATCGGTGGCTTCGACACCAAGGGTCCAGCTTTCGACCCGTCTCAGGGGCGTGGTGGCAAGCCGCCCATCCCGCTCAACGGCGACCCGATCCTCGCTGCTCTGACCGCTGCGGTCAACGGCAAGCGGGCTCGCTAACCAACCCCACCACCGAAAGGTAAACAAGCATGGCCGCTGGCACTGCATTCGCAGTCAACCACGATCAGATCGCCCAGACCGGCGACTCGATGTTCGAGGGCTACCTCGAGCCCGAGCAGGCGCAGGACTACTTCGCGGAGGCCGAGAAGACCTCCATCGTCCAGCGTTTCGCCCAGAAGATCCCGATGGGCACCACGGGTCAGAAGATCCCGCACTGGACCGGCGACGTTTCCGCGTCGTGGATCGGTGAAGGCGACATGAAGCCCATCACCAAGGGCAACATGTCCTCGCAGACGATTGCGCCCCACAAGATCGCGACGATCTTCGTGGCCTCGGCGGAAACCGTCCGTGCGAACCCCGCCAACTACCTCGGCACCATGCGGACCAAGGTGGCGACCGCGTTCGCGATGGCCTTCGACAGCGCGGCGCTCTTCGGCACCGACAGCCCGTTCCCGACCTTCATCAACCAGACCACGAAGGCGATCAGCATCGCTGATCCGGGTGGCGCTGGTGTGAGCAACCTGACGGCCTACGACGCCCTCGGCGTGAACGGCCTGAAGCTCCTGGTGGACGCCGGCAAGAAGTGGACCCACACCCTGCTGGACGATCTGGCTGAGCCGATCCTCAACGGGGCCAAGGATGCCAGCGGTCGTCCGCTGTTCATCGAGGCTCCCTACGCGGAGAAGGTCGGCCCGTATCGCGAGGGCCGGATCCTGTCCCGCCCGACGATCCTGTCGGATCACGTCAACGCCACCATCAGCGGTGGCCGCATCGTCGGCTTCGCTGGCGACTTTTCGACGCTGGTCTGGGGCCAGGTCGGCGGTCTGTCCTTCGACGTTACGGATCAGGCGACCCTGAACCTGGGCACCCCCCAGGCTCCCGAGTTCGTCTCGCTGTGGCAGCACAACCTCGTCGCAGTCCGTGTCGAGGCTGAGTACGCCTTCCACTGCAACGACACGGGGTCGTTCCTGCGCCTGACGGACATCGTCACCGCGTAGTCACCTTGACACACAGACGGAGTGGGGTCGGCCTTCGGGTCGGCCCCCTCCGCGTGTCTTGAAAGGAAACACATGCTGATTCGTTCCACCTACAACGGCGGCTTCGCGGACGTGAGCGAGTCTGAGGCCGCGCTCTACATCTCCACGGGTCACTGGGTGGCCCCAGACGATTACGTCGCCGCTGAGCCCGCTGAGACCCCCACACCGGCCCCCGCGAAGCGGAAGCGCCGCACCAAGGCAGAGATGGAAGCCGCTCGCGCTGCTGAGGCTGCCAAGAACCAGGAGTAACCCGTGGCGTACGCCAAAGCATCTGACGTTGTGACCCTGTGGGCCAAGGAGCCCGAACCCGAAGTCATGGATCTGATCGAGCGTCGACTCGACCAAGTCGAGCGGATGATCAAGCGGCGTATCGCGGACCTCGACCTCAAGGTCGCTGCATCCGAGGTCTTCGAGAAAGACCTCATCGACATCGAAGCGGATGTTGTTCTGCGCCTTGTCCGTAACCCCGAGGGCTACCTCTCGGAAACCGATGGCGCGTACACCTACCAGCTTCAGTCCGATCTGTCGCAGGGCCGGCTGGTCATCCTTGACGATGAGTGGACGATCCTGGGAGTCAACCGGCTCTCTCGGATGTCGGTCATCGCCCCGAACATCGTGATGCCGACATGAGCGCGTCCGACGTTCAGAGGGCTCCGATCATCTACCCGTCTGGCTTCATCGTGGCTACGACGCCGGATCTAGTCGACAACACCCTGTGCGACCACGAAGCAGACCCTCCGGTCTGCAACTGCGTACACGACTGGCGCATCGAGTGGGGCAACGTGTCTCGCGCTCCTAAGACGAGAGCGACGTACATCGAATGAGCCTCCTCGACACCGGTGCCCGGTATCAGCCGGTCACTGTCTACCCCGAAGTCATGGTCATTGACGAGGACGGCAACGAGTTCACCCGACCGTCGACCACCGGTATCCAGGCCATCGCCAGGTTCCAGGTGGCGAATCAGTCGGGCACCTCGGCCCGACGCGCTGAGCAGGACAACGAGGGCTTCTCCACCGAGAAGGTCTACCGAATGCGCTTCCCCCGCAGCTTCACCAAGGAGCACGGAGTGCTTGGCGCACAGACCCAGATCGAGTGGAAGGGCCAGCGTTGGGCGCTGTTCGGTGACGCCACCGAGTACGACTCCTCGCCGGCGCTCTCCCGAGTCGACTACACGATCAAGCGGTTCTGATGGCGCGGGTCTACGCGAACGCGAACTCCGCTGCGGCCCATCACAAAGACACACGGCAGGCCGTCAAGAAGGCTGCACGCGAGGGCGGTGCCCGTTCAGAGGCACGCCTCGCCGCGGCCAGGGCGTCCACCGATCACGTCAAGATCTCCGGGCCGGTCCATCAGACCGAAGTGTCGGTCAACCACAACCACCCCACCGACTCATTCATCTGTCTCGACGGCACGGACCCGATGGCAATCGAGTTCGGCCACTTCCCCTCTGGCTACTTCGCCCCGGAGAAGTACGGACGGATGACCAAGGCCCCATCGGGCCTCTACATCATCACCATCGGCTCTGGCGCTGGTGGCTCCCACTCCATCTCCAGCGGTCGAAAGCGAGGCAAGCGATGACGATGCCACGCGTCCAATCCATCGTGCTCCCGATCCTCCGCGAGGGTCTGGGGGACGGCATCAAGGTCGGATCCTGGGTCGAGGACATCGACTACCGGGACTTCCCGATGATCAACATCCGCCGCATCGGCGGGATCAGGAACCCGAACGCTCCGACGATCCACAACCTGCCGGTGATCGAGATGACCTGTTACAGCGCAGAGAGTCTCATCGCCTGCGAGAAGTTGTACGAGGACGCACTCGACGTTCTCTACGAAGCCGTTCGTACCCAAAAGGCAACTCCCGCAGGGAGATTGCAGTCCATGTACGAAACGATGGGCGCTACTCAGTTCAGCTCCCTCTATCAGGACTCCTGGCGGATCCAGGGTCTGATCAGGCTCGGCATCCGCAAGCCGAGATCCACCACCTAAGAAAGGACTGCCCACATGGCAGAAAACGACGATGCAGTCTTGACCGCGGCGGTCGGGTACGTGTACGTGGCAGAGCCGGGTACCGACGCTCCCTCCCCCGCGCTTCTGAAGACGCTCGACCCGACCAAGCCCAGCACCTGGACGGGTGCGACCGGCTGGAACAGCGTCGGCCACACCAGCCGAGGCACGCTCCCGGAGTTCGGCTTCGAGGGCGGCGACAGCGAGGTCAAGGGCTCCTGGCAGAAGAAGAAGCTCCGCGAGATCACCTCCGAGGATCCGGTCGACTACCTGACCGTCGTCCTGCACCAGTTCGATCAGGACGCGCTGTCTCTGTACTACGGCGACAACGAGTCCGACGAAGAGGGCGTGTTCGGTGTGAGCGGCAACGCCGGCACCAACGAGAAGGCCGTCCTGGTCATCATCGTTGACGGCGACTTCCGCATCGGCCATCACGCTCACAAGTCGGGCGTCAAGCGCGACGACGCCATCGAACTGCCCATCGATGATCTGGCTGCGCTGCCCGTCCGGTTCACCTACCTGAACCATGAGGACGAGCTGCTCTTCACCTGGATCAACGAGGACTTGTTCAACGTGGACGAGACTCCGTAGCTCGAACTTGACACTCAGATGAGTGTCTCCCCGGAGGGGGAGGTTTCCTTGGCGGGCCTGCCTCCCCCTCCACCCGCCAATTCCTAAGCCCGCCAACACGAAAGGTCCGCTAATGGGAAACGTATTCACTCTTGACTCAGTCCGCGAAGAGGTGGAGAAGGAGTTCGCTCCGGTCACCGTCGACATGGCCGAGGGCTCGGTCGTCCTCCGCAACGTCCTGCGCGTGCCGAAGCTGCGGCGCGACAAGGTGTTCAAGCTGATCGATGAACTCGAAGCTGCCACCAAGGACGAGGACGGCAACGAGATCGCCGTCGAGGCGCTCGGCATGGAGCACATGGAGAAGACCGCGGGCATCGCGGTCGAACTGATCCGCCTGGTGTCCGACAGCGACAAGCTGGGCGAGATCCTCTGCACCGCACTCGAAGACGACGTGGCGCTCACGCTGGCCGTGTTCGGCAAGTGGATGGAGGTCACGCAGCCGGGGGAAGCCGAACGCTCGCAGAGCTAGTAGACGACTACGGCGACATGATCTTCGCAGACCTCTGGTCTGAGTATGGCGTGGATCTCCGGGACATCTTCGTCCCGGAGTCCCGTCTGACTCCCAGGTGTGTGTTGATCCTCATCAAGGAACTCCCCATCGCCTCGCGATTCTTCGCAGAGAAGCAGGGCGGTCCACAGTTCCGTGGCTGGGACGAGTCCCGCTACACGATGGTCGCCATCGTCAACGCTGTGCGAGCCCTGCAGTACACGTACGTGGCCGCTCACTCGAAGAGCAGGCCGAAGGCTCCAGCCCCCTACCCGATCCCCAAGAAGAAGACCAACAGCTTGCAGCAGCAGCTTGCGAAGCCGGGGTCGTTTGCATACATCGTCGCAGCCCAAATGCGTGCTGCCAGAAAGAGGAGGGCTGAACAATCGCAGGAGCCGGTGGCACCGAAGTAGGGCGGATCTCCGTCCGGGTTGTGCCCGACACCGACAAGTTCCGTGGGGAGCTGAAGGAACAACTCGAGAAGATCGAGAAGTCCGAAGAAGCCCCCATCGATGTAAACATCAAGCTCGACACCGACAAGGCGCTGGCCGAGTTCCGCACCATGCTCGCCACGATGCGAGCCGAGGGACGCCAGGGCGTCACGGTCGACGTAAATACCAACGGTAGGGGCGGCGCAGTTCGCCCAGGAGCCACGAACGGCGGCTCCGGGGGTAACGACACCGGACCCGGTATCGGAGACAACGACAGGGCCGTACAGCAGTCCATCAACTCCATGCGCCGTTGGGCGCAAGCACTTCGGGAAGCTCGGGCCGGCTTGGCCGACACGGGCCGCGCCGTGCGCCTCGCAGCGCAGGGCACCCGCGAGTACAACGCAGGCATCCGGGAGTCGGTCGCTGAGCAACAGCGTCAGCGGCCTCTCCTGAACCACTCTCTGGCCGATGTCCGGGCTCGCATCGCGAAGTTCCGCGAGTTCACCGATGCGCTCAAGCAGCAGCAGCAGTGGATGCGCCAGGACGACCGGACTCTCAGCGCCAACGCGGCGCGGTGGAAGTCGTGGATGATGGCCGTCCGCGATGCCAACGAGCACGCCACCTCGGCTACGCGCCGGTTCGGCGCAGCCTTCCGGGCGCTCCGCTCCAGCGGAGGCGACGGAGGTGACGGAGGAGGAATCCTGGGCTCGCTCCGAAACATGTTCCGCGACAGCGGAGATGAGGCCGAAGAGGCCGGAAACAAGTTCGGCAACACGGGCAAGAAGATCCTCGGCATGAGCCGGATGATGTGGATGACGGTGGGCGTCTTCGCCCTGGCCGCTCCGATCATCGGACTCGTCGCCACGGCCTTGGCCGCGCTCCCCTCGCTGGTCTCCGCGTTCGCCGCGGGCGGCGGTGCCATCGCGCTGGGCATGGACGGGATCAAGAAGGCGATGGAGCCCTTGAACCCGATGCTCGAAACGATGAAGGCCAACGTCTCAGCGGTCTTCGAGCAGCGACTCGCACCGATGGTGCAGCAGATCTCGCAGATGATGGGTCCGCTCGACGCGGGCATGCAGACCGTCGCCAACGGCCTGTCCAACATGGCACAGGGCATGGTCGACGCATTCTCGAATCCGACTGCGATCAGCCAGCTCAACACGATGCTGGCGAACTCCGCTGGTCTGTTCTCTCAGTTGCAGGGTCCGATGAACACGCTGAGCACGGCGTGGATCAACCTGTCCACGGCGGGATCTCAGTCGTTCGGCAACCTCTCGGCCACCATCGGCAACTTCGCCAACGGCTTCAACGAGATGGTCAACAACATCACCCAGAGCGGCGCTCTCGGCGCTGCGCTCGACGGGCTCAAGATGGTGACCGACTCGCTGGGCAACGTCTTCAACAACCTGATGCAGTCGGGTGTCGAAGCGATGGGCCAGATGGGTGGACCGATGTCCACCTTCATCAACGGGTTCGGGGATCTCCTCGTCTCGCTGATGCCGGCTCTGACTTCGTTCTCCAACCTGCTGTTCAACGTGCTCGGCACGCTGGGCAGCTCGCTGGCTCCCATCGTCACGGCGCTCACGCCCGCGTTCACCATGCTGGCAGACACCCTCGGGACACTGCTGGCAGGCAACCTCAAGACGCTCGGCACGCTCCTGACTCCGGTGGCGGAACTGCTCGGCGGTGCCATTGCGACTGCGCTGCAGACGCTTCAGCCTCTGCTGCCTGGCCTGATCGACTCGTTCGCTCAGCTTGCCAACACGTTGGTCACCGGTCTGGCTCCGTACATCCCGCAGCTTGCGACGGCGTTCGGTCAGATCGTCGGCGCGGTAGTGCAGTTGGTCCCGGTCATCATCTCCTCGCTGCTCCCAGCGTTCCAGCAGATGCTCCCGGCGATCATGAAGATGGTCCCCAGCGTCGTCTCGCTGGCGCAGAGCTTCGCGCAGATGATGCCGACCATCGTCGCCATCGTCGGTGTGATCATCCAGTTCGCTGGAGCGATCATGCAGGCCGGCGCGTCCATCGCGTCGTTCCTGATCAGCGGTCTGTCTCAACTGGCAGGCATCCTCACCAGCGTCATCGCGAAGGTCGCTGAGTGGGTCGCAAGCTGGAAGAGCGGCGTTGACGAGGTGTCGAACTGGGTGGGCCAGCTCCCCGGCAAGATCAAGGGCTGGTTTGACGACGCAGGCTCCTGGCTCATCGAGGCAGGCAAGAACGTCGTCCAAGGTCTGATCAACGGCATCGGCTCGATGATCTCCGCGGCGGTCTCCAAGGCCAAGGAATTGGCCGGGTCCGTGAAGGACGCGGTGACCAGCTTCCTCGGCATCCACTCCCCCTCGCGGGTGATGGAAGAGATCGGCGGTCACACCGGGCAGGGATTCATCAACGGCCTCGACGCGAGTCAGGACGGGATGGTCTCCAAGGCCCGCGAGTTGATGGAGGCAGTGAAGTCGGTCTTCGGTGATGCATCGGGCTTGACACTCAACTTCAACCTCGGCGGCGCTCAGCAGCAGCTTGCCGGCGTCACGCAGGGAGTCTCCGGGCTCCGCACCGAGATGTCCGGTCTGGCAACTGATGTGGCGGCGAACCCCGCTCTCGGGACTGCTACGGACGCGCCTACGGACGCGGACGTGAAGCGGCAGATCGACATCCTGCAGATGAAGCAGAAGGAGCTGGAGATCCAGGCCAAGCAGGCCAAGATCGACGGCAACAAGGATCTCGCTGAGCAGTTGCGGATGGAGAAGGAGAAGCTCGCTCTCCAGATCGACCAGCTCAAGTACCAGAAGCAGTACGGCGACAACGCCACTGACCTCAACACCGCGTTGGGCGAGGCGATGGGCAAGACGATGGGTGTCCCCGTCGACTTCGCCAAGGCCACTGCGGGCCAGTTCCTTTCGGACATCGGCATCTCTGGCAACGGCATGATCTCGAAGGCTCTGACCGAGGGGATCAAGTACGTGTTCAACATCGGCTCTGTCGATGAGGCCATGTCCATCAAGGACCGCGAAGAGTCCAAGCAAGCACTCACTGTAGTTGGGAGGCAAGGGTAATTGATCACCGACACCATCGTGGAAATCGAAGGTGTCAACGGTGAGAGGTTCAATCTGACGACCGGCTTCGAAGGCATCTTCCTAGCCACTGACGTGGAGGGTTGTTTCTACGACCCTCCCGTCAAGGTCGTGATTGAAGAGCCGGGTAACTACCCCGGCGCACGGTATCTGAACCACCGAGTCCTGAAGCGAGACATCGTCTTCGGGGTCGAGATCCTGAACGACGCCAAGATCGGACCTCGGTCCTGGCTGTCTCGGGACTCCGAGTGGCGCAAGGCGTGGGCCTTCAACCGAGACACGAAAATCTATGTGACCACCCCGGACTCTGGAACCCGCTACCTCAAGGTGCGGCTGTTCGAGTCCCCGTCAGTCGGTATGCACACCGACCCCCGCGGCAACTCCATCAACCTGACGACCATGTCGTGCATCGCGTACGACCCGTTCTGGTATGAGGACGACCGCGTGTTCTCTGCTAAGACCAAGACCGACACCAGGTTTGAGCCGACGTTCTGGCCTGGCGGCATCTGGCCGTGGCAGGAACTGCCCAAGGAGACCTTGAAGATCAGGGTGGGGCGTGGAGAGGGCGGGTTGAACCCGACCGATCAGTACATCTTCCCCATCTGGACGGTACCCGGCTCCACCGAGCCGATCCCGAACTTCAACATGGAGCTTCTGGGTGTCCAGATCAACATCGACATTCCGTGGGAGACAGCACCGTTCACTCAGTTCGTCATCCCGGACTACTCGTTCGAGGACGCCGAGTTCGAGAACCGCCGGCTCAAGACGCCGGGGCTCATCTACGGCGAGAACTGCGTCATCAACACCGACCGCCGCGAGGAGCAGATCTCTTCGGAGTCTGGCTCGCAGGTCTGGGCTCGCATGAACGGCGTGCGCTTCCGCAACGCCATCCCGCCGTACACAGAGGAGCGTGAGTTCGTCATAGACGCCTCAGGATGCGCTCCCGGCCAGGTTGTCACGCTTCGCCTCGCGAGGCCGTGGAGCCGGTGCTGGGGGCTCGAATGAGATGGGTTCTCAGGGTGTTTGGCATCCCGGTAGCCACCGTCGACCAGGAGTCCTACGAGGAAGAGGAACTCGATTGGTCGGGCTACATCGAGGGCGGCGCTACCCACAACTTCGAGCGTGCGGACAACAACGAGACCTCCGAGATGGAGGGCTACGAGTACTACGACGACGAGGAATCAGACTTCGGCTTTAGGAGGCCATGATGAGTGGCCTTGCATCGGTCGAGGCGAGTAACAACCTCTACAAGCTGATCCAACAGCGCAGGGCGAAGCGCGAGCTTGAACGGCTCGCGCCACCCCTGGTGGAGATCCGAGACGGCGACTTCCGCCTCCGCGGTGAGGTCGCAGGCGAGCGGTCGATTGAGTGGGAGTTCGAAGAGAACGAGACCACGCCGGCCACGGTGCAGTTCCCGCTGAACCACTACCTCGCCAAGTGGATCATGAACCACCGAGGACGAGCAAAGCGAAACGTCATCCTCAACATCGAGAAGCAAGGCGCTCGATGGACCGGCATGATGGATCACTACCGCGTCGTCAAGGAGGACTCAGGCGACCAATATCTCGAGGTTGTGTTTTTGCACGACTTCGAGCAGACCAAGCACATCAGGGTCTGGTGCAACCCGTTCTTGCGCCCTGAGCTGCAGTTTCCGAAGGTGTGGATCATCTTTGGCCCTGCGAAGTGGTGTTTGCTGGTCACCCTCTTCGTTAATCTCCTCAGGCTGGAAACTAGTCTGTGGACCCTCCCCGATGATCCCACAGACATCAACGAGTGGATGGGTCCGAGCTTCAATCCGGCAAACTGGCGGAACATCGTCAAGCCGTTCCCGTTCCTCGCGGACAACAGTCCGATCACGATGGTGTTCTCCCGCTTCGGGACGTTCTACGACACCGCGAAGCAGATCCTCACCGACCACCAGTTGACGCTGGTCTGTCGGCGCTACATCAAGGATCGCGACCCGCATCCGTTCGAGGATCTCAAGGGCATCTGGGGGCTCGATCCCATCGAAGACCTTCTGCAGTTGATCCCCCTGCGGGACGGCTGCGTCGTCTGGGACATCGAGGACAACAGCGGCTGGGGAACCGAAACTGCCTTCGGCGGTTCATGGTTGACCGGATTCGTCCGGGCCATCGTGACGCTGGCCGGTGACGGCCAGGTTGAGGGAGTCGACGTGTTCTCCGGGGACTACACGTACCCCGGCGAGTACTACAACCCGCTGTTCCTGGGCACCAGCCCGCGTGCTCCGCACGTCGTGTTCGAAGAGGGGATGCTCACCGGCATCAAGTCGAGCGAGTTCTCGTACTACGAGGCGACCGACACCAGCTTCCTAGCCGGCGGGCAAAGCGCCCCAGGCATCAACGAGGGTATATCGGCCCTGGTCAACATAGGTGGCGACCTCCTCACCAGCTACATCAACAGCGCCCTGGCGTCGTTGGGCGCGGTGGGTGGAGCCATCGACCTTCCGCCCCTCGGCGGTCTGATGGATGCGATCCTGCAGCCGATCTACTCCGACACCATCGGTGCGTTCATGGAGATCCCCACGCTCCGTGCGATGGGTATCACCCTGCCGATCTCCGGGCTCGAAGACGTGGTCACCGGCCTCGGTGACTTCCACTACTACGAGAACATGGTGGACAGCCCGATGAAGGCGTTCACCCTGTCGGCGTTCGCGGCTGTGGCCGCGGAGATCCACCGGACTCGTCAGCGGACGGCACACACCCTCAAGGTGTCAGATGCAGCCCCGTACATCTTCGCTCCAAAGGGCTTCGGCCACTGCTGGATTGGAGATCGCGTGGGCACGTCGGTCCTCGGCTACCCGGTCGAAGACCAGTTGTTCGTGGAGCGCATCAAGAAGATCAAGTTCCGCATCGACAAGGACGGCCCCAAGCCGCCCGAGATCGAGATCGGTTACCGCGAACCGAAGAATCCCGCCCTGTCCATCCTCGAAGAGATCAAGCGCGTCAACGGCGCTCTCGGGACGGCAGGCATCCTCTAGTCGAAAGGCCCGCCATGTCCATTCCGTCTCAGCAAGATCACAACCCGAAAGACCCGCGGCAGCATGCCATCTGGGCTCTACGCAACCTCCCGATGGTTGCCGGCGTTGGAGCGATCACCCATCCCGCGTACCTCGCGGACTGGTCTGAGCATCTGTGGAAGTGCGGCTTTCGACACGTAGACGCTCTGCGGGAGCTGGCTGATGAGGACGGCAACATCCATGTCAGTCAGCTCCCCGAGCAAGTCATCAAGTTCCAACCGGCGTTTCGCGGCCAGCGCCACGACATGAACAACGCCGCCAGGTGGGTGAAGCACGACGAGCCTGACCCAGAGCCCGTGCGTATCCCTGACATTCGCAAACTCACCCAACAGGAGAACGAGGCAATGCTTCGACAGTATCGGGAAGCCGGGATGATCCCGGACAACCGCCCCGGCCCCGCTATGGCCGAGGAGTTCAAGGAGTGACCGGCCTCTTCAACCCAGACACTCCGCTGGAAGCGGCGCTCCTGGCCTTCGTCGCGCTCTGCACGATGTTGGGCCTGGTGCTGCCCGTCTACCTGACGCAGCGCAGCCAGAACAAGAAGCTGAACCAGATCAACGATCAGGTATCGAACACCCACGACGAGAACCTCCGCGACGAAATCACCCGCGGGTTTAAGGAATTGCAGACGGTCATCGCAGATCACCGCAAGGAGGTCCGAGAGGACATCAACGGTCTCCGCGAGGAGCTTCGCACCGAGCGCGTCGAGCGCATCGAAGGAGATCGACTGCGGGTCGTCGTGAACAACCAGAGAGGCTGACATGACTTCGGCATGGCCGACTAACCCGCTCGAAGCCATCGGCGCTGACGGCGCATTCGAAATCGGTGGTGGCGACTACTCATTCGGGCAGAACTACACCGAATCGGTGGTCCGGTCGCTGTGGAACATCGGAACGCCCAACTCGGGCAACGCCCTCGACTTGCTCCAAACCCATCTGCTGAAGCTGCCTTTGGAGGCTCTCCGAGCGTTCAAGGATCTGATCCCCGGCACCATAGACGACGACTTCATCGACGTGGCTACTTCGGTAGCCACCGTCATGGCCTCGCTGGGCGAGAGCGTCCTGAAGGGGCTCAAGGCCGTCGTCACGGGCCTGCAGACGGTCCTCAACCAGATCATGGACATCCTCCGCGGCCTGGTGGTGACGCCCATCAACGACGCCGTCCAGGGCGTTAAGAACTGGTGGCAGCAGATGACTGGCGGTCTGTCGACCGTGGTCAACAACGTCCAGCAGACGTGGAACAACTTCTGGTCGGCCCTGACCGGACGTACCTCTCCTGACGACCAGACGGTGATGGAGCCGACCGTTCAGCTCGGCGAGCTTGCCAACACCACGCAGTCGAACTCGTCTGCCATCGCTGAGCTTCAGGCTCGACTCGACTCAGAGGGCCAGACTGGCATCGCCGGCGGCGACGACTTCGAGCGGCTCAACACCACGGGCATCGGCCCCGGCTGGGCCTCGTTCTACACGCTGGGATCAGGCAACGGCTTCTACTCGACTGACGGCCACCAGTGCGTATGGACCGACCAGGGCAACCAGCAGAACACCTCGACCCACGTCCGCACGGATCCGGCTGACGAGAAGACGATCACGGACTACCAGAAGTTGGTGCTAGTCGTCGGAACGATCTCCGGTGAGAACGTGACGGTGTGGCCTCCGCAGGGCGGCTCACACATCCGGCTCTGGACTCGCGTCAACGACAACGCCAACACAGTCGGCATCACCGATGGCGTGTACGTGGAGATCGGCGGCTTGGACGCCGCCCAGTTCGGCTACCGCAAGGCAGGCGTCGACACCTTCGTCGGAAGCGCAGTGAGCTGCCCGTGGGGCGCTGGGTCCATCTTCAGCCTGACCGCAGGCACGGTCGACGGAGTCGAGAAGTTCGAGTTCGCCAAGAACGGCTCTCGCCTCCTCACTTGGTCCGACGACGGAGTCGTCTCTCGCATGGGAGCGACCTACCGGCGCTGGGCCTGGGAGGGCCAGGCGCGTAACCGCAACCTCGGACAGGGCACTCCGTGCTCGGTCACCCGAGTGACGATCAACGACAACGATCCGACCGCCACGGGCGGCAAGATCAACCTCGCGTCTCAGGTCAACGGCATCCTCCCCGTCGCCAACGGCGGTACGGGAGCCTCGACCGCGGCGCAGGCGCGGACCAACCTCGGCGTGGCGTACGGCACGGCAGCAGGCACGGTGGCTCAGGGCAACGACTCTCGACTGTCCGATCAGCGGACTCCGCTGGACAACTCAGTCACGTCGGCCAAGATCGTGGACGGCTCCATCGTGGACGCCGACATCAACGCGTCGGCTGGTATCGCTGTGTCCAAGCTCGGCACCGGCAGAGTGGTTGGCTCGGCCAACGGCACCTCTACGAGCATGACGATCTGGGTGGGCACTGAGGCGCAGTACGTCGCACTCGCCACCAAGGATCCGAACACGCTCTACTTCAGGACGGCGTAATGCCGGGGATCGCGTCAGCTCTACTCAACGTCCCTCAACTGTCGCTGGGAACGACTCCGATCCTCAAGGTCAGCCTCGGGACCGTTCCGGTCTGGCCGGGGTTCACTCCGGTCACGACGGAGTTCACGACCGCGGGTGCGTTCAGCTACACCATCCCCTCGGGTGCCTCCGGGCTCGACATCATCGTGCTCGGCAGCGGCGCTTGCGGGAAGGGCATGGGCTTCATCGACATCTGGGGTCCAGGTGGCGGTGGCGGTCAGTACTCCGGGGTCACGCTGATCCGCGGGACTCACTTCGCCGCTGGACTCACGTCGCTCTCGGGCGTCGTCGGAGTAGGACGGGCATCGAACGGCCAGGGCGCGAGCCTTGCAGGCAATCCCTCGACGGTGACTGTGACCGGATACGGAACCATCACAGGAGCCGGCGGCGCGGCCGGCGCGTCGACTGGCGGTACGTCAGGCGGCGGTGCGTACAACTTCGTCTGGAACGGCGTCACCTACGTCGGCGGTGCTCAGCAGAACACCATCGGCGCTGCGGGCCTCGCGCCTGGCGGCGGTGGAGCCAGCCACACGATCACCTTCGGCACAGGCGGTGCGGGAGCCAACGGCAAAGTCTGGATTCGAGCGTTCTAACCAAGAAACCCCTCGGGGAGCCTTCGGGCTCTTCGGGGGGCTTTTTTGCGTTCAGGGGGTTGGCAGGTTGCTGACGCGAACATCACAGTCCACTCTCAGGTGAAATTTACGTCGGCGTAGCAACGTTAAGCAGGTAACCGGGGGCCAGCCCGGTTGGCCTCGCCCCCCGGAAGTCCGGTTTCCCTCCATGTTCCGGGGGGCTGAGGTTCCAACGGATACCCGATCTTGAGGGATACAATCGTCGGTCATGAAAATTGCTACGTTGTCTCGGCGCGAGAGAGATGAAATAGCTCGCAACCTGGAGATAGAACACCGGGTTGCCATTGTGGATGCAGCGAAGATCAAGCGTGAGCGCAACCGCCTCACCAGCGAGTTAGAGGCCAAAGAGCGACGTATCCGAGAGATCGAAGACGGCCTATCGATCCTGCGAGACGGATAGTTTCGTCACTGTGACGCCAGCTTGGACATAGCCTCGGCAAGCGCCTCGTCGCGAGCCTCGGAGGCCATCTGATACTTCATCGCCATGCGGGGAGTCGTGTGACCCAGACGGGCCATGAGTTCCTTTGTCGTAGCGCCGGCCTGGGCCGCGAGCGTAGCGCCCACGGCGCGGAGATCGTGGATGCGGAGATCCGTCCGACCGATCTCGGCGTAGCCCTTCTTCAGCGCCCGCGTGAACGCGGACTTGCTCAGCCGCTCCCCCTTGGTCGTCGTGACGAGCAGAGCTTCCGGCCCCTTGTTCATCTTCGTCCGGTCAGCCATGTGCTCCCGGATCATCTGAGCGACGTGCGGAGGCACCGTCACCGGTCGCTTCGAGCGAACCGTCTTGGTGTTGCCGACGATGACCGTCTTCCCGACGCGGGCCGCACCGCGGCGCACGCGGAGCTTCATCACCGTGCCGTCGTCATCGATGTCCTTCCGGCGAAGCTCGATCAGTTCTCCGAACCGGAGGCTCGTCCACGCCAGGATGTAGACCGCCACGCGGTAGTGCTCGAACACCTCCCCAGCAACGATGTCCAACTCCTGAGGCGTCAGCGCCTCCACGTCGCGCTCGTTGGGAGCCTTCTGCTCGATCTTGCACGGGTTCTCCGACAGCAGCTTGTCCTCGACCGCGGTGTTCATCACCGCACGGAGGACGATGTACGCGTGCCGGCGTGCCGTGGGGTACTTGGTCCCCAGACCGGCCCACCACGCCCGGACGAGGGCGGGTGTCATCTCAACGACCGGGTTCTCTCCGAGAATCGGATATATGCGCTTCTTCGCATGGAAGCTGTAGAGATCCCGCGTCCCCGGCGCGAGGTCGCGCTCAGCGATCCACTTCTCGGTGTACTCCTGCAACGTGACGGCGTTGGCAGCCCTCTTCTGAGCCCGCTCCGTGGGAGGCGTCCAGCTCTCCAACTCGATGAGCCGACGCTCGGAGGCGAGCCACGCCTCGGCGTCCATCCGGTTGTCGTACGTCGTGGGTGCGTTGTACCGAACCCCGTCGACCGGGGACACGTAGGAGGCATGGATTCGGCCCGATCCGATGGTGCGGAGCTTGCCCCAACTGCGGCGAGTAGCGGCCTTTCTGGGAGTCATGATCGTGACCCTAGCATGACCCTCATGACTCAACACGCTGCAATTACCTGCAATTTCTTTCCACTTCAGGGGCACGACCGGAGTGGGGTAAAAACACCCTCTGAGCTGCACATACACCTAATCGCGACACCCTTACTTCCAAACTGGTGATGCCGGTTCGATCCCGGTCGCCCGCTCCGCAGGTCAGAGGTGGTTTTCCGCCTCTGGCCTTCTCTTTTTCCAGGCGTCCGTGACCCTCGACGTGACCTTCACGACCTGGCCTTTCGTGGTTGCGAGGAGTCGCATCTCGAACTACCTTCACTCTCGAACAAACGAATAAGAGCCCCCTGGCCTGCGGTAACAGACCAGGAGGCGATACACCAGATTGGAGCTGGTGCAGTGAAGAGTGTCTCACGGCAGAAGGTTGCACTGAGAGTTGCAACCGCGGGAACCGTCGCCGTTGGCGGGTTCGCATTCGCCCTCTCGTTCACCGCTCTCGCGGATCTCGCGAGTCACGCAGGAGTCACGCCGGGACAGGCGTGGATGGTCCCCCTCGTCATCGACGGAGGCGTCATCGTCGCGACGGCAGCGACCGTCGCCCTACAGGGCCGCTACGCGTGGTTCCTCCTCATCCTGGGCTCACTGGTCTCGGTGGCCGGAAACGTGGCGCACGCGCAGCCACACGGCCTCCTGGGGATGTTCATCGCGGCAGTCCCGCCGCTCTGGCTACTGGCAGCCACTCACCTGACGGTGAAGCTGTCCCGCGAGCGGACGGAGGGGGTTTCTGTCGAGGGGTCGGAAGCCCCTTCCCTCCGCGCTGCTTGAAGAGAGCACTCCAAGAAACATAGTCTTTCTATGTATTCTGGAGGCACAAAAAAAGCGCCCCCGAGCCAACCCGAAGGCCAGCCCGAGGGCACTTGTCTTGCGTGTGTCGCGTCAGTAGATCTTCCGCGTCCTACTCGAATTGATCATCGCCACGAAGATCCAGACCGGGAGCCAGAGGCCGCAGGAGATCACGCTCAGCATGAGGTGCATCGCGTGGTTCGTCCTGACGGGCATGACGGTGGGCTGGACTGGCGGGTAGTACGGGTAGGGCTGCTGCGGAGGCTGCTGTGGGTAGGTCATGATCAGGATCCTGGCCTATTTTCCGATTGGGCGCATCAACGCCTCGACGGAGTCCCGCTCGACCCGAATCAGCCTGGGGCCGAGGCGAACTGCCTTCAGCCTGCCGTCAGCGATGTAGTTGCGGACGGTCTTGGTGCAGACGCCGAGGTAGTCGGCGGTCTGTTGGATGGACGCTCTGGGCGGCATTCAGCCGTGCTCCCTTCGGTAGTAGTCGGGACGGACGATGGTCCGGTTCTCCGGGGTGAGGATCTGATCGGGACGCCACGCGGGCCACCGATCCGGGTTGCGGCGGAACAGCCTACGAATCCAGGTGGGCAAACGCCTTCTCCATCTTCTCGAAGATGTAGTCGACCGTCTGAGTGACGTAGTGGCCGGCTCCTGACGAGAGGTCGACCCACGTACACTCGCGGTCCTCGGACACGGACACGATGGACATCACGTCGATCAGCACCCGCTCTCCGAGCTTCTCCGGGGTCGCACTGTTCAGTTCGATGAAAGCCTTCACGCGACCCACTCCACTCGGGGTTCCTCGTTGGCTCGCAGGGTGAGCTTGAGGATCCGCCAGGCGGTCTCGCGACCGTGGCGCTTCCGCCACAGCAGAGCCATCGGCAGAGTGGCGTACGTCCGCGGCCCGTGAGGGCCGGTGACCAAGCTGAACTCGTCGCCGTAGGTGGCGACGGGGATGAACTGCACGAACTCGTTCACTTGTCGAGTTCTCCTTCCAGGGAACGGATTTCCTCGCGAAGTGCTGCGTTCTCCAACAGCACGTCCGCGTACTTGCCTTCGGCGGCGTCACGCGCCTCGTCCAGGCGGTCAGCCCGGTCGGTCGCTTCGCCCAGGTGCCGGATCAGGTCGGGGATGGCTCCGTGGAGCCCCGCGACGAACTCGGCGTCGGCCTCGTCCATGAACGCAGCCAGGGGCTTGCGCTCGTCGGTGTTCGGATTGACCGCGATGAGGTTGAACGAGCCGGGGAAGCTGGTGTCCTCTTCGGGCATCCAGTACGAGTCCTTGGCCCAGGTGGTCATCGCCCACTGCTGGTACAAGGTGTCGAAGAACTCGACGTGATCAGCCACGCTCGTCGTCCTCCCGGTTCTCCAACTCGTCAGCCGCCTTGTGGGCGTCGAACCCAAGCTCCTCGAACGCCGCGGCCACGCGCCGCAGACCCTCGATCAGGTTGGTGAAGTCGGGCTTGACCTCGACGGAAACGCTGCCTGCTGCCATTAGTTGTTCTCCTCTGTTGCAAAGGGATTGATGAATGCGGTGAATCGGACGAGCACGGTGCTGTCCGGGAGTCGGTAGCCGTCCCACTCCCACGGGAGGACGTGGCCGTCGATCTTGGCGCGTTCGAGCACCTTCATCTCGAAGGTCTCCTCGACCACGTAGCCGACGCCCGCCATGTGAAGGCGGGCAACCGACTTGAGCATCTCGACCATCTCCTCGGACTCCAGAACCTCTGGCTCGACCGGCTGCAGCACCGCGTACTGCGTAGCTATGGCCTGCGTCACTCGGGCCTCACATACGGCATGAGGTCCGCGACGAAGCGGAGGAAGACGAGATCCTTCGGTGCGCCGGCGGGGCGCATGTCCTGCGGGATGATGAAGACCTCGATGGCTCCCTCCCCCGAAATCGGGTGAGGCATGATCGTGCCGAGCTTCCCCAATTCGTAGGTGGCCTTGCCGACCAATTCCTGTGTCAGCCCGTCTGGTGCGGGCAGTGCTACTGCTGCTTTCATTTCTCTCCTATCTGAGTGTCAAGCGGCTGCGCCGTAGAGAGAACCCCACGAACGCATGCCAACCTCCGGGTCGGTACCGATGGTTACCGGCCCCATTTGCTCTTGCATGAGCCTGGCGATCTCCTGAGCACCCCACTGCGCCTTCTCAGCGGGCAGTGAAGCCACGATCTCGTCGTGGATGGGTAGTCGGAGGTACGGGGTGAATCCGGCCTCATGGAGGCGAATCAGAGCCCTGCACGTCACGTCTCGCGATGACGACTGAATCAGGTAGTTCAGCGCGGAGTAGGTCCGCGAGGAATCCACCGGAAGCCGGCGACCGGTCGGCGTGATGATGTATCCGTTGCGACCCGCCTCAGCACCGAGTTTCTTGCTTAGACGCGCTACGGATGGGTACGTCTTTGCGAACCCGTCGAGTACCCTCTTCGCAGTTGGGAAATCGATCTTCGCCTGTTGGGCCAGGGTCTTGGCCCCCCCACCGTAGACAGTGAGGAAGTTTGCCATCTTTCCCACCTTGCGAACGACTTGCGAGGCATCAGCGGTTATCTGGTGTAGGTCGGCGTTTTGCCGGAACGCCTCGATCATGGTTTGATCTCCCGACAAAGCCGCAAGCACTCGAAGCTCCTGCGTCTGGTAGTCGACGGAGGAGATGAGATGTCCGGGCTCGGCCACGAAGCAACGCCGAATGATCCAGTCGGAGGCTGGCAGCGTCTGCGCCGGAATCCCCGTGATCGACATCCGAGAAGTACGAGCCTGAAGTGGGTTGACAAACGTGTGGCACCGATCTTCGACATCGCGGGTGTCGAGGAACTTCTGGACCCAGGTGGTGTTCCACTTACCGAGCCGTTTGGCCTCCTCCACGATCATCGCGAGTTCGTTGCCGCTTTCGACCAGGGAGCCGAGAAGCTCCTTGTCGACCTTTCGCTTGCCGGTCTCGGTTCGTCCGGTGATCTTGACGCCGGTCTCGACTTCAAGCGCCTCTGCCACGTCCTCGGTGCTGTTGACTTTGTCAACCCCGTACTCGGTGAAGGCGATCGCTTCCCAGACCTCCTGATCGCGACGCATGTTGTCCGACAGAGTCTGGGCGTACTCGACATCCAGCAGGAAGCCGCGACGGTCGATGTAACTGCAGATCTCGGAGAGCTTGTGCTCGTAAGCGACGAGTGGTCGCGATACGTCAGGGACAAGGGGAGCCAGGCTGGAGCAGATGCGTGCAGTGAAGATCGCATCCATGCCGGCGTATTTCAGGTACTCCGGGTGGAACAGGTCGATGGTCCGCCAGATCTTTGCCTTTGTCGTCTTGTGCTCCTGGGCCAGTTTGACCATGAGCTTCTTGACATCCTCTGCCAGCTCCTTGGAGATGAACTCAGCAATAAGCTCTTCGAGTGAGTGACCGAATCCCCCGGCCTCGAAAGGCCGGGGGTCGACCAGCTTCGCAAGGATCTGGGTGTCAAGGACTTTCGGCCACAAATCCTCCATCTTGATGCCGAAGCACTGGTCGAGCACCTGCAGGTCGTAGCTCGCGTTCTGCAGCACGATCTTGCCGACGTGCTCCAGTGCGTCCTTCACCTCCATGATGCCCTGCGGCCCCCACTCCTCGACGGGAAGCACGAACGCCTCGTCGCGAGTACCGAACTGGACTAGGCGGCAACTGAAGTCGCTGCTGTAGATGTCCAGCCCGGTGGTCTCGGTGTCGACGGCCAGGCACTTCTGATGAGTGCGGATGAAGTCGTGGAACTCATCGAGATCTTCTCGGGTCTCGGGGACTTTGACGGTAACGAGATCGCGTCCGACTTCATGCTGCAACTCGATCATGGGCTCTCCTATCGGATGGACTTCTTCAGTGCTTCGAGGATCGGATCGGCCAACGGGTCGATGTCCGGCTTGTAGTGCATGACGATCACGTCGCCGTTGCTGAAATCGGTCTGGACGATCCCCTCAGGCGGCAGCTTCGACAGCGCCTGGATCAACTCAGCGACCGAGGTGCCCGTCCCCGAGGGGAGGGCGCCAGCGAAGTCGCGAGAGATCGGAATCGTGTACCGCTCAACGTCTTTGATCATCATCATCAGTGGTAGACCCTGTTCACGATGCGGGAGATCGTGGCCGGGTTGACACCGTAGTTGCGAGCGAGGTCGGCCTGCTTGGCACCGCCGGCTCGCGCCGCCCTGATGTCCCGAGCGTCCTGCGCCGTCAGCTTCGGACGGTTCGGCCTGGTGGCCCCGGTGAACCCGGAGCAGAACGCCTCGCCGAAAACCCGCTTGGCGGTAGCCAACTGCTCACCGAGGTACGCCTTCTGAGCCCTCAACTCGTTGTTGCTCGCCAGGAGCTTCTCGTTCTCCCCCAGCACGACCTCGATGCCACGCTTGAGCGTGTCAATCGCCTCGGTCACGTCAACGATGGTGTCGGTCATTCGGGCTCTCCTGCCTGCGCGATGAACTGCGCGGTCTCTTCTTCGGACATGTAGTAGAAGTCCGTGACGAACTCCCAGTTGTAGGTACGGGACGTGCCGTCCTCGTACTGGATGATCAGGACGCCATCTGCGGCGTCCAGCATCGGCTCACCCGCGCAGACGTTGTAGCGCCCGTCGATGAGATTGATTGAGGTGCAGCGCACTTCAGCCTCCGTAGGAGTAGGGGGTGGTGGGGATGTCCTGGTAGGTGTTCGGCGCGATTGTCCGAAGCTGCGTGAGTAGCTCCCCTGCCAGTTCTCGGATCTCTGCATCTGCTGCCTCATGCCAGCGGGCCTTGATGACGTAGCGCCAAGCCCTGTGGTTGCCTGTGACGACCATCGGTGAGTTGGTCATGTTCGGGAGGACCGACCGTGCAGCCTCGCGGGCCTGCTTGCGGGGCAGTCCCTGCTCCTCGAACAGGTTCAGCAACTGGTCGTAGCTGTTGGCGGCAAACGAGTTCGCTTCGTGCAGAATCGCGTTCGCGATCTGACGCTTCGCCTCGGGCAGCTTGTCCAGAGCCGGCGGGACCGCGTAGCCGAAGGGGACCGGGTCGACGTACCGCTGCGAGAGCACCGAGAACGACAGGTGTCGATGCCGCTCAAGCTCCGTCAGGACCGACCGACTCGCCTCGATGAAGAACGTGGCTGAGGCGTGCTCCAGCACGGACTCATGCCCGACTTCGAGGATGTGTGCCAGGTAGGTCTCGTTGTGCTCGGTGGCCGGGTTCGGCCTGCCGAAGCTCTGGTAGCAGTTGCGACCGGCGAACTCAGCGAGTTCGTCCGCGGCGTGCTCCAGATATGGGACGTGCGTGTTGTAGCCGAGATCAGCCATCGCGTTGTCATCGATGGTCGAACTGGCGACGAGTTGGACTTTCATGCTCTCCGCTCAGAGTTGTTGATGGGCTTGGGGAGCCGAGGTGGTGGGGCTGCGTCATGCGCTAGGGCTGATCCACTCTTAAGAAGCGCCGTGACCCCGGCTCCCCGTCTGACTGTCAAGCAGTGGCTACTTGGAAGGCCACTTCGCGTCACACTGCTGATCGCGAGGCGCGGTGCAGGAGAACAGCGCGTAGGGCTTGCCCGTCTTCTTCGACGTGCCCGACTTGTACTCCATCTCGCCGTGCTGGCAGTACTGCTTCTCGCCGTTCGGCGCTTCCTTCGCAGCCTGCGGAGCCTGGCGCTGACCGCCGCCTCCACCGTTCCCGCCACCCGCGTTGCCCGCGGGAGCGGTCTGACCGCCGCCGAGGCCGGCGTAGTGCTTCGCCATCTTGGTGACTCGCTCGAACAGAGCCATCCACCGCTGGGCCTGGTTCTGGCCCGCGACGACCGCGGGATCCTCACCCAGGTCGATCAGAGCGTCAGCGACCGAGGCGTACTTCGGCACCAGCCAGGGCGCGGAGTAGCTGCCGTCACCCTTGAACGTCACCGACAGATCGCCAGCCGGCGAGACTGTGACCGGAGCGGTAGCGACCGCTGCCGGGGCCGCGGCGGGAGCCGCAGCAGGAGCGGGAGCCGGGGTCGGCTCCGGGGTGGGCTCGGGCTGAGCCGGGGCGCTGTCGAACGGATCTTCGTAGGACAAATTGCTACCTTTCACTTAATGGGGCATGCGCCGTTGGCGCACTCTTCATCGACACCGTCTGCGACGGCTTTGGCAGAAGCAGATTCGTACTGCTCCTTGGTGATTCGCTCGTACGGAGCCTGCGGGAAGCTGGCCTCCGGGAAGATCGTGGAGCCCTTGATGAGGCCCGAGAACTTCGTGAGCGTTTGCCAGACGTCGTCTGGGCTGTACGTCTCCGGGTCGACGTTGGCGGTGAAGCTCACCGCGTTGTCGGCCCAGCACGTCTGGTAGAGCGCCTGGAAGGCGATCAACTCGTTGAGTGTCAAGTCGGCAGCCGACTCAACGATCTCCTCGCCGCCGCGACCGAACCGGTCGACCACGGCCTGGACGAGAGTGTCCTTGGTGGGGATGGTGACCACCGCGGTGTTCGGGGCGAAGAGATCCTCCTCGACCTCGTAACCCTGTCTCGTCAGATCCGCCAGCGCCGCGAAGTCGCTGTGCTGGTTGAACCGGATCCTGCGGTAGAAGTACTTCGAGAAGATCGGGTGGATCCCCTCGCTGACTCCCGGCATCTTCGCCACCGTTCCGGTGGGTGCGATGGTCCGCTTCTTGACCGGGACCGGAATCCGCAACTGGTGTGCGTAGTCCGATGCCGCCAGGTCGACCTCAGAGGCCATCTCCCGCAAGAACTTGGTGAAGCTCTTGTCAGCGGGTGCCTTCGAGTATCTGCGGCCTGTGAGGGCCAGGTAGGAGGCAACTCCCAGGTGCCCGACGCCGATGCGTCGGTTCCGGTCGAGAACCTCCCGGCTCTTGGGATCGGCCACCGCCGAGAACGTCGCCCGGATCAGGAACCGCGTCATCAGGCGATGGGCGCGGATCAGATCGAGGTAGTCCGTCTTGCCTGCCTTCGTGACGAACGCAGCGAGGTTGATGTGCCCGAGGTTGCAGGGCTCCCACGCTTGGAGAGTGATCTCCCCGCACGGGTTGGTGCAGATGACCTCGTTGGGCTCACCGACGTTGGACAGGGACGAGTCCCACATCCCCGGCTCGCCGTTGCGGACGGCTCCCTCGGTGAGGCGCTGCATCACCTTCTTGGCTTGCAGGAACTCCTCGCGGGTCGCGATGAAGCTGCCGTTGGCTGCCTCCCAGAACAGGCTGTCGACCTCGACCGAGATGTTAGTCGTCCAGTGCTCGCCCGACTCGGCCTTGCAGTCGATGAACTCGAAGATCTGCGGGTCGTTCCAGTGCATCATCGACATGCGTGCGGAGCGCCGCACACCTCCCGCGACGACGCAAGATGCGATGGCGTGATCGATCTCCATCGCTGCGATCCCGTCGAGCTTCTTCCCGGAGTGATCCGAGAGGATCTCGCTGACCTTCTGCAGCATGACCGCGAACGGCAGAGGGCCGCTGGCCTCGCCGCCGAACGTCTTGAGCTTGGCTCCCGCCTTGCGAATCCGGCTCACGTCGTACACGCGCTGGTAGTGGACCGTGTCCGGTCGGTAGTGCGTGTCGATCAGGTCGGTCAGGGCAGCCGCCCAGCCTTCCCGGCTGTCCTCGATGGCGTACGCGCCGGCCCAGTCAGCGCCGTAGCGCGTCGACAGGATGCCCGCGTAGAGCATGTCCTGGTAGTCGGGATGCTCCGGGTCACAGACGATCTCGACCTTCAGCGGGTGAACCACTGCCGGGTAGTGAGCCAGGTGGCTGTTGGTGTAGTTCGCACCGACGCCGCCGCCCTCCATCAGCCTCAGGAACGTGAAGCTGAAGTGCTCACTCGGGGTGTCGGTCCATCCTGCGACCCAGCAGTTGAACAGGTGCTGCGCGTTGGGAACGCCCGACGCCCACAGGTGTCGGCCCGCGGGCAGGAGCTTGAACTCCGAGATCAGCCGGATGAGGTCTTCACGTTCGTGCTCGTCGTGGTACCGATCAGGTACGAGCGCGAGGTTGCCAGATACCACTCGATCCACTGTCTCAAGCCAGGACTCCTTGGATCCATCAGGCTTCGTCCGAGCATAAGTTCGGTTGTAGACCAGCTCTCCTGTTGGCCCCCAGGGGATTTCACGCTCTGCCACTATTTCCTTTCAGTTAACTCGTACGCCTTGAAGTAAGCATCGGTGTCACCGCTCTTGGTGAAGGCCACGCCGTATTCGACGGGGCCGACTCCTCGGACGACCGTGGTCACCGTGCCGCTCTTGCCAGCGAACTGCCGCCACACGCGGCTAGATGGGTACTTCTTTTCGTCACGCTCAACCGTGACTTTCGATCCGATCTTCATTGGCTCCCATCAGGATTCGTTGGGGGATCGCTCGCAGTTCAGCGAGCGTGTTCTCCAGGCGGTAGAACGCCTTGGCCTCTTCTCCCCCCACTAGGTGGGCGCGATCCTCAGCCGGCCAGTTCTCGACCAGCATTCGATCTGCGTGCGGGAACAACTCCGGGAAGACCTCGGCGCGGTACATCTCCGAACTCGGCCCGTTGAAGATCGAGTCCATGATGTTGAGGTCGGTCACTGCATGAGTTCCTTTCTCAGCGTGGTGTATTCGTCGCTGTCGAGGAACCGACCTCCCGGTCCTCGGACAGGCTGGGGCTGCACCCCGAACTTGTCTGTCTCAGCGAACTTGAGAGCGCAGAGCGCCATCGGCTCGTCGGCCATGACGGTCTGCTTGTCGAGCTTGAAGCCCTCGATGAGGTTGATCGCCATGTCAGCCGTGGGATCTCCGTGGCCGTCCCCCGAGCCCTTGCGGGACTCCGGGAACACCGAATGCCGGCTTCCCGGCCCCTCGGAGACGTTGCCGTCAGCGTCGACACCTGCGGTGATCGCCGTGATGTTGACGTGATCGGTGAGAGACCTGACAGCCTTCTTCAGCTTGGCCTCTGCGGCGGTTCCCCGCGCCGGTACGACCTCGTCGTCGTATCGGACACGAATCGCCTCGGCGTGGCCCTCGTTCTGCTCCCCCAGCGCCTTGAGCGCCAGAGGCAGGATGTCGACAAGGTAGCGGTTGTCTGACTCGCCTCGAAGCGCCTCGCGGACGCTCTCGGACGAGTACAGGTTGCGACCGTGGAAGCGGTTGTTCTCCAGCATCTGGCCGCTGAGCATCTGCAGCGCGGCGTTCTTCACCGACTTGACCGCTTCGTGGTGCTCGATCTCCTGCAGCTTGCGCTGAGTCTCGGGGCTCTCCAGGTACCACACCCAGATGTCGTTGACGAGGTCTTCCAAGCCGTCCTCGGACTGCTTCCAGGCGAACAGCGCCGCCTTCGCGGCTTCGCGAAAGACTCTGTCCACTAAGGCATCACCTTTCTGAGGTACTCCTTCTTGTCCAGGCGACGGTCAAGGTTGCGGGTGATCTCCTCTGCGAAGACCTCCCGAATCTCTGCGGTCGTGATCTGGCGTGAGCGTGCGTTCTTGTGTAGGTAGGGCAATCTGTGTGTCAAGTTCTAGACCTTCCAGATGTCGCCGTCGACAACGAAGCGACCGTTTGCGATGGGGATGAGTTCCGGCTTGACGTGGTTGCCGTCGACCGTGAGGAGACCGAAGCCCTGCTGCCAGTTCGCCGTGCCACCCTTGAGGTAGCCGGCCAGCTTCATGTTCATCAGGTTGCCGACCTCCATACCCCACAGCGCCTGGTGGACGCTGCCGCCGTATCCGGCGCTCTGAGGCTTCAGACCGAGGCGGTGGGTGTGTCCCATCACGACGCTGGTGTTGAAGCGCACAGCGGCGTTCAGGGCCGTGTCACCGGCCTTCTGAGTCAGGCGGATACCGCCGCGGTGACCGTGGGTGGTGACCCATCCCGGAGCGACCTTGTTGAACTCGGGCAGAACCGTGATCCCGAACCCGTCGAAGTCCAAGAGGTTCTGGAACCGGAAGTCCTCCGCGAACTCGACCAGTGCTGGCGCGAACTTGGCCAGGTAGTCGAACGGACGACTGTCGTGGTTGCCCTCATGGACGCCGACCGGCCCGCCGTAGCGGGCGCGGAGAGGCTCGAGGAACCGACGCTTGGCCTGCTCCGAATCCGGCTTGATCCGCTGCTGGAACTCCTCCGCGGTGCCCTTCGTCCAGCGAGAGGGGGACGGGTAGTCCATCAGGTCTCCGATGTGGATCACCTCGTCGGGCTGGTAGTCCCCGATGAACTCAACCACCCGCTCGACCGCCTTGCGGTCATCGAACGGGATCTGAGTGTCGCTGACGATGACGATGCGCTTGGTCACACGACCTCCGTGAACGGTGCGAACTCGTCCCACTCGGACAGGTCGTCGATGCCGACCATGTTGGCCTTCTCCCAGTACCACTTGCCGTTTCGGAACTCGTAGGTGTCGCCTACGTTGTCCCGGACCTTCACGTCTGTGGGGACGTGCGCCAGGCCGGTCTCCCACACACGGGCGGGGATCTCGACGGGCTCCTCGTAGATGCGCTCGACGCATCCGGCGTAGCCGGCGATGTCAGTGAACGAATCCCGGTGGTAGCCCGCGTCCTTCACGCGTGCGACCTTGACCAGGATCATCAGGTTCGCCACGTCGATGTCCGAGATCGGACGCTCCAGGTAGCCGCTGAACAGCGCGGCGATGTCCGAGAAGTTGTCTCGGGGGTGACCGTAGTTCTTGTTGCGCTCACCGTGGATGAGGCGCTGGGCCTCTTCGAGAATGCTCTCGCTCACAGTCCGGTCTCCGATGCGGTGTAGTACTCGATCAGTTCATCGAGCTTGTCGGGCTGGTAGCCGATGATCGGCTCCAGATGGTCGGTGGTGATGATCGGCACCGAAGCTGCCTTCAGCACCGAGGTGACGTAGGTCTTGGCCTCGTCGTTCTTGGTGAGGTCGACCACGTCGTAGTCGAGCCCTGCATCGTCCAGCTTCTGCATGATGCGATGGCAGGGACGACACCCTGGCTGGGTGTAGATGGTGATGGGGGCAAACATCGTCCGCATCAGATCCTTTCCAGCAGAGCGTCTTTGCCCTGCGTAGTTACTAGTGAGTTGACATCCTCGCCGTCAGGCATGGGGATGATCCGTGCGTTCGGCAGCGTCTTGGCTACCTGCTTCGCGAACTCCAGCCCCGGCTCGTCGCCGTCAGCGAGGATGTTCACGTTGCGATACCCGAGGAACAGCTCGCGGAAGTGTGGCTTCCATAGCTGCGCTCCGGGCACACCCACACATGACAGACCGGCGAGTTCTGCGGTAACGCAGTCGATCTCACCTTCCGTGATCGCCATGTCCCGCGAGTAGCGGGTGAGTGCGTGGGTGTTGTACAGCCGGGGTTTGTCCCCCGGCATGGTCATGTACTTCGGCTTGCCGCCGTCGAGCCGGCGGTACCTGATGGCCGCAACCGACCAGTCCCGCCAGGGCGACCACCTCATGTACGGGATCGCCAGACAGCCGCGATAAAGCTCATGACCAGGGAGTGGTTCTTCCACGTACCCCAGGCCGAACCGTGCTGCCTCCAGCACTCCCCTGCTCGCCAAATACTCGGCGGCTGGGCTTCCGGGAAGGCTTGACCTGTACTGGTGCATGGCCTCCCACAGATAGGTTCTCTGCGATTCGCTTAGCCGCTGCAAATGTCACCTCCTCTTCGTGTCGGATGATCGAAATCACGTCGCCGCGGACGTTGCAGCCCATGCAGTTGAATCCCTGCAGGTCGTAACTGATTGCGGCACTTGCCCTTGACTCGCCGTGGAACGGGCACAGGCACTTGTTCCACTCCCCCGTGTCCGGGGGTGGCTCCCAATCCGGGTGGTACCGGAGGATTGCCAGCGCGATGGGCGACTCAGTCGCACTCACCGCACACCTCGTCGGGGTCGTGGTCCGGGCCGGCGCACACGCACCGGCACCGAGGTCTCAGGCAGGAGCACAGATCCGCCATCGCCCGCTTCTCGAACTCGAATGCGATGCAACGGCTCACAGGTCACCTGGCCTGCGTCGGCGGAAGATCACCGTCGAGCCGTCCGTCATGTCGTTGGTGCTGCGATGCACCACCTGGATGGGGTAGGGAGCCTCGATCACAAGCTCGTCCTTCTCGTAGTCCCACGTCATGGTGAGCCCGTAGAGAACCGGGTTCTTGACGTGCGGCGGCTCCAAACCGAGCCTCTCCTCCTGCGGGGTGAGTCGCCTACTCAAAGTGCGTCACCTCGTAGGGGCAGACCTCGTCGGTGACTTCGAGGCCGAGCTTCACCAGCGCCGCGTTCACGGCGTCTGCGAAGTCGTCCAGCCACTCCTCCTCCGGGCCGTCAGGCGTGAGCCCGACGACAACGTCGATGCGGTAGAACTTCTTTCGTCTGAGTGTCAAGGAAGACTCCTGAGTTTGTCGGCCTCGACGGGCGCGATGCGCTCCCCAAGGACTTGGACGGCGGGTGGATTCAGCAGGTACTCGATGGCGCGCTTGAAGAACTCGATGCAGTCGCGAGCCCAGCCGAGCGTGTACTTGTTGCACATCGTGCAGAGCAGACCTCGCACGATCCCGGTCTTGTGATCGTGGTCGACGGAAAGGCGCTTAACCTTGCCGTTCGCCCGCTGGCAGATGTAGCAGCGTCCACCCTGGAACTCGTAGATCTGCCAGTACTCGTCGGCGGAAATCCCGTACGTCGCAAGTATTCTCGCGCCCCAAGCTCCCGAAGAACGCTCGCGTTTCTTTCCGCGATGATGGGTAGCACAGCGCGGGCCAGGGTGCGGAGCCTTGCGCTTGGTTCCCGGTTCACAGTCAACGCAGACTCTCGTCTTGGTCGACTTCCGGCTCGTTGGTCTTGTCATGGTTCCTCTTGGATCGGGCGTCCATCACCAGGCAGAAGTAGGCCAGCAGGCCGAGCGCGATGATGTGCAAGTCGATGGCCCAGATGGGCGACGGCGGCATCAGATCTCCTGCCATTTGCCGTCGATCAGCTTCACCAGCTTGGCGCTGACTCCGTTGCGGATCGCCAGTAGCTCGATCATCGCGGCTTGCTTGAAACCGAAGGGGCACTGGTGGATACCGCTGCGCGGGTAGCGGACGCCGTACTTCACCTGGTCATGCCCTTCACCCAGAGTTGCGAGATCTTCTTGACGGGCTTGGACGCGACGTAGGACGCGACCTGGCCGGCGTCTGGTGTCCCCAGGTCGAGATCGAGATCCAGCGATGCGATCTCGAACCCGAGGATCTTGAAGGTGAGCTTCATGCCGCCTTCCAGTGGATGACCTTGCGGTTCGTCGGCAGGTAGATGGCCCGGTGGCTTTCGACCACCAGACCCTTCTTCCGAAGCTCTCCGACCCGAGGAGTGACGTAGCTGATCGGCACGTCGAGCAGTTCTGCGATGTCGCTGTTGCAGAGCGCGCCGAACTCGCGGATCACATCGAAAACCTCGGTCTGACGCTCGTTGAGCACAGGCTGGAGGGCGTCGTACGCCTCCCGGCTGGTGTCCTGAATCACGCCAACCACCGCTTCGCCATGCGGTCGATGTTCTCGTCCGAGACGTTCCGAGCGAGCTTGGTGACGGGCTTGTTCGCCAGCAGCGCCGAGAGGATCGTCTGGTGCAGCGGGTTGCGCTTCTTCGGCATGGCGTTCGGGGTGTTGGTCATGTGATTCCTATCTGAGTGTCAAGGACGGGTTAGTAGAAGATCGGGCCGACGCCCGGAGACTTCCCCATCGGTGGGACGTAGATGAACCCGTGGGGGTTCGGGTCGTACGGGACAGGTTGATCCAAGTCCTCGCAGGCCGTGAGGCCCACGATGATCAGCGGCAGGATCAGCGCCAGGAGGAGCTTCTTCACTTCTTGGCTCCTGCCCAGTCGCACGACGGGCCACCGGACTTGCTGCTGAAATCCGTTGCCTCGTAGATGCACAACACCTTCCTGCCATCCGGCAGGTCGACGTAGTGCGGGTTGGCCCGCACGCCGAACGGCTCCTGCTTGACCTCCGAGCCCGTGGGAGTGCTCGAACACGCCGACAGGCCGAGCGCCGCTACGCCGGCGAGCATCACTGCCGCGATGGCCTTCTTCACTTGCGACCTCCGACGACGACAGCCGTCGCCAGGACGAAGCCCTGGATGATCAGCAGGAAGCCGGCGGGGATCCACAGCGGAGCGGTGACCCACCACCACGACCACTGCTCGACGGCGGTGTCGCCGACGCCCAGCTTCAGAACGAGGAACACGATGAACAGCAGCGTTCCGATACCAACCTTCACGAATCTCTCCTTTGGTGACCGAAGTCGTTGATTTGCATGGTGTCTCCGACGAACTCCAGAGACGCGAAGTCCTGACCTGAGGGGTCTGACTTCCCTCCTCGGTTCTTGACCGTGGAGACGTTGAGCGAGTCGGGGCCGAACCCGTCCGACACGCGGTGCAGGGTTTGAACCATCTCGGGCACGCGCCCGATCTGACCCTTGATGCCCGACAACGGAATTGGCTTGTCGCCGTCGTTGTGCGGACCTGTGACGTGGTGGAGCCCGATCACGCAGGAGCCGGTCTCCCGGCCCATTTCGTGCAGGTAGTCCATCAGCGATTCGAGGCCGCTGAACGGGTCGTCACCGTCGCTACTGTCCGTGCGGACGTTGGTGATGTTGTCGACCACGATCAACGCTGGGTAGTCCTCGTAGAGCGCGTCATACGCCTGCAGGGACTCCTCGATGACGTCGAGTGAGGGGCTCGCCTTGTAGTTGAACCTGATCGGAATCGGGTCAAGCTCGTCGGCCACCTCGCCTATGTCCTCGTTCCTCACCGCCGCGGTGGATCGCGCCAGCGACCAGCCGCTCAGGATGCTCACCGAGCGCGTCAACTGCGTGAACGCGTCGGAGTCGGCGCTGAAGTACAGCGTCGGCACCTTGCTCTTGAGCGCGTAGCTCAGGACGAAGGCTGACTTGCCGGTGCCAGGACCGGCGCAGACGAGCACCAACTGGCCGCGACGGTAGGTCGCTCCCTTGGCGTCGATGGCGTTCCAGACTGTGGGGAGCGGGTCACCCGCCGATCCGCGGATGTAGAGGCTCTGCCGCGGTGTGTACATCTATCCTCCTGATCTGAGTGTCAAGGCTTGCGCCTGGCTGGATACGTCGGGCAGAAGATGTCGCGGCTCTGGCGGGCCGCGGTGTTCTCGTCGTCCATCGCCTTCGACAGGGCTGAGGTCAGCGTCATCGGCTTCATCTTGAGGAGCTTGACCAGCTCGTTGCCCTTGTAGCCGGCGCGGTGCGCTCGCATCACGCCTGCGGTTTCGTGCGGGGCTCCCCGGGACTGCAGCAGCGGGTGGTTGGGATCCCATGCCCGCGGATTCTCAGGACCGTATTCGTCGGTCTTCACAGGTCGTACTCCTCTTCGTACATGCCAAGGAACTCCTTGGCCGGTGTCGGTCTCCCCGCCTCCACCTCCGCGTCGAACAGCGTGAGGATGTAGGAGAGGTAGCTCAGGTGCTCCGGTGGAGCGGTGTCGATCAGGTGCGTGATCTTGCGGCGCTGCCGCTCGACGTTCATCCCGACCTGGATGTTCCTCAAAGCTGGAACCTCTCGCCGTCCGTGGTCAGGACCGTGACCTCCCTCCCCGGCACCTTGTGCGCCTCAGCGAAGCGCCATGCGGCCTTCTCGCTGGGGAACGGGTAGCGGGAGGGCTGCGCCAGGTGGTGCCAGTAGGGCATCTCCGGTGCTGGACCCATCTCGACGTAGGTGTACTTCGTCTCAGGGTCAAGCTCCAGCGTCGTGCGATATTCCTGCATTCTTGCCTGCCTATGTATATAGGGGTCTGCTGTTAGGTCATCTGAGTGTCAAGTTCGACTACTGATAAACGGGGCAGTAGTAGCTCACGTCGCAGAAAGCGCACTTGTCGGGCTCCGGGAGAGCCTCGAACATGCCCGACTGGATCCCGTTCTCAACCTCGGCAAACCTCTCGGCTACCGCCTCAAGGGTCCACGCGGTGAGGTCGAATGGGTGCGTGAGCGTGGGCTTCTTGCCCTTCTTCCCCGCCATGAAGTAGTCACCGGTGGGCACGTCGATGCCGTACAGCAACTTGATGACCAGCCCGTAGACGCCCAACTGGAAGTCGTCGCCAGGCTTGGCCCCGGTCTTGTAGTCCCGGACCCTCAGTGAGCCGTCTGCCATCACCACGACGGCGTCGATGAACCCTCGGAGCCGGATCGGCCCCGCGGGCGTGTCGATGACGATGTTGAACTGCAACTCGATGGCCGGCTTGCTGGGGCGGCAGGTGCAGTCCTCGACGTGCGTGCCTGCCTCTCCAGACTGAGCCTCGTCCGCGCCGCAGCGCGAGTCCACGATGGCCGGTGTCGTCCAGATCGTCTGGCCCACCATCTCTCGCCACGCGTAGAACTTCTCGACTTGCTCCAGCCCGACGTGGAACCGGCGCTCGATGTCTCGCTCGCCGTTGTACGGGCCGCTGTGGAACCACCAGTCGAAGTTCGGGGTGACCGCGCACAGTTCCCCGATGTCCTTGGCGTACTCCTCGCGGAAGATCTCCTGGGCCTTCTCCAGCGGCACCTCGCGCCCCTCGGCGCGTGCCTTCTCCACGATCTCAGCGACCGTGTGAAACGCCGTGCCCTGCGGGAGCCAGGCAGCCGGCCTGGCCCACACCTTGTCGATGCGTGCGAGCTTGTAGCTCATGGGGCAGCGTGTGTACTGGTTGAGCTGGCTCACGGAGCGCAGCGGGATCTTGATCGTCGTCGTCACGCGACTCCTTCCGTCTCGTTCTTGATGCCAGCGATGCCGTTGATGATCTCGGTGACCACCGCGCGGTCGTAGCCGCGCTCATGGCTCGTTGCCGCGAGCCTCAGAAGCAGGCAGTGCCCTGCTCCGTGGATCATGCTGTGATCCGGGATCTCCTCGTCGTAGAGCACGTCTTGTGTCTCGGCTGCGAGGATCATCTCTGCGGTCTCCCGGTAGACCGGCTTGGTGTCTTTCAGCGCCGTGCTCTTGTAGATCAGCACGACGGTAGAGGGGTCTTCAGGTTTCTGGTTGAACCAGACCTCGCACTTCTGGACGAACAGCAGCCCCGGAACGTTGGCGACTACTTCGGGCTTCGAATGTGCGAGATCTGGGAACAACCGGCCCAGCTTGGTAAGCGGCACTCTTACAGCATCCCTTCATGGGATCAGGGCTGTGCCAGGAGATTCTCGATGTCTGGGGGCCAGGCCCAGATCGTCTCTCCGTACACAGACAGGGTGGTGTGCTCGTTCACCCTGATCAGGAGATCCTCGTCCTCCACCACGCGGGGGACGTACCGGAAACCTCCACCGGCCATGCCAGGGCCGGCTGGGATCGACGGGTCGAACTCGAGCACCACGTCCTCGTCGTGGAGCTTTCGCCACCACGCCTTCAGACGACGGACTTTCAGATCCGACATGTCCTTGAACGAGCCCTGCGCCATGTACTCCCCGTGGTCCCGGAGACGCTGGTAGGGGGTCGACTTCGTGTGAGCATTCGTCGTGACGAAAGGCCACGCCTCTCGTACGATCTCACGCGGGGTCACGAACCCTCCGTACGTCTTCTTCTGCCACGAAACCGCCTGACGGGACACGCCGTGCATGTCAGCGATCTGCGACTGGTTGAACCCCTTCCTTCGAAGCTCCTCGATCACGCTCGGGAGCAGTGGTGCCCGGTGGGCTTTGATTTTGCCGCTCATGTTTCCCTCCATGAGTAAGGTTCAGTTGTGAACCACCTGTCAAGGTGGATTGTAGTTGACTGTCAAGCCAAACGCTCTTTCTCTCAGGCGCGTCTTCACCATAGTCTCTGGGTCTGACACCACAGGGTCGTCCCAATCTTGGGATACCTGTCTCGTCGGTGGTACGCCGCAGAATCTAACGGCGCGTACCACTCAGTAGCAAACTAAGTGATCATGATCACTTAGGACCGCTCCACATCTCCATCCTCGCCCCCGTTGACCTGCGCCGATACTTCCTCGATGCGCTGCTGGATGTCCTCCACATCCCACTGCGCCTGCTCGCTGTTCGGGCTCGCTGACAGCCGATCCTCAGCTTCGAGGAGTAGGTCCGCCAGTTCGTCCAGGTCGTCTACGTCACCGACGTACATCGTGCCTCCTAGTCGGGATTGATGATGATTTCGTCGTTGTCGACCAGCTCTCGCTGTCCATCCGGCCATTCGACCAATGCGGCGGTCGGGCCGGCTCGCTTCACGACGCCTACTGCGGCGTGGCCGTCCCTGTGAAAGACCTTGTCGACCACGAAATTGCCTTCTGCAAACATAAGTCGACCTATGCCTCCAAGATGCCGTGCTGACGCATCAGCGAGATCGCCGTGTCCGCGGCGTAGAAGCACTCCCGGATCGCGTCATCGATCCGATCCCGGTGCCCTTCGAGCGCCTCGAAGTCTTCCGGCGTGGCGTCGGGGCCGTCGCACTTGGCGTCGGCCGCGTCGTACTCCTCCTCGGCCTCGACCAGCTCTGCCTTCCACTCATCGAACTTCGCGAGAGCCTTGCCGATCTCGCCGCCCTTGACGCGTGCCATCAGTCCTCCCAGGTGGTTGTGACTATCCCGCCCTGGCCGTTGCCTGCGTGCGGGTCGTGCTCGATGTGAGTGATCCACAAGTGCGGGAAGCCTTCTCGCTTCGCGAGCTTGCGGTGCGCCTTGCGCCACCCCGGTGCCTTGACCGTGGTGACCTCGATCTGTCCGGGTCCGTAGACCACCCGGCCCTCGAACACTTGGTTGCTGACTGCCACGTCGGCCTGCTTCTCCATCAGGACAGAAGCTCCAATGAGCCCCAGTTCTGCGGGCCGAGCCAGTCGAGGAACGCGTCCCAAGACTTCTCGCTGTGGCGTGACAGCTTGCTCTGGGTGACGTACCAGTAGCCCGCCACGCGGATCGCGGCGTAGGCGTAGTCGCCCCAGTCCTCTCGGGTGAACCGGATGACCGATCCGTCGACCGCGGGCTCCGCGGGCCGGCTGGTCAGTAGCTTGGTTGCCATACCTTCTCCTGTCTGAGTGTCAAGCTGCGAGCAAATCGGAAAGCGCCTGTGCGGCCTGTTGTGTGCAGACGCTGTTGCCGATCTGGCGCAGCGCCTCGGTGCGTGAGATGAACCCTTGCGGCGTACGGCCTTTGACCTCGGTGACGAGGTCAGTGATCCACCCGTCCGGGTAGCCCATCATCCACTCGCTGAACGGTGCCGCGAGGCGTGCGTTGCCCGCGGTGCCTTCCTCGATGGCTACGGGAGCCGGCCTGGTGATGGCTTCCCAGCGACGGATGGCGGGCTCGTACTCCGAGCCGTCGATCATCCCCTTGGCGATCTTCGCGAGCGTCGTGACGAGGTCGTCACCGCCCGATCCGGGGCGCGTGGCGCGAGCGTAGTCCGGGCCTGCAGTCGATGACTTCGCCTCCGGGGTCGGAAGCAGCTTCAGCAGCGCCGTGGGGAGATCATCGCCGCCCTGGCGGTTTGGGTTGCCGCCCTTGTAGTCACGCGCCGAGGGCGTGGGCAGGCTCCGCGAGGATGAAGACTCGCTCCCGCTTGTGGGGCGCTCCGACGCTGGCAGCGGCGAGAGTCTTCCACCGCGCATCGTACCCGAGGTCGGAAAGGTCTCCGAGAACTCTAGCCATTGCTCGCATTGGAACACCTTCTCCGCCTTGTGCTTTGGCACTGAGCAACCCTCTCACGTTCTCGATGACGACGTAGCGCGGGCGCAGCACGTCGATGGCTTCTGCGAAGTACGACCAGAGACCCGAGCGGGTACCGGCCTCGATCCCGGCCTTGAGACCGGCGTGGCTCACGTCTTGGCACGGGAAGCCGCCACAGAGCACGTCGACCGCGGGCACGGTGTGCCAGTCGATCTTGGTGATGTCTCCGAGGTTGGGCACGCCAAACCGCTTGGCCAGGACCGTGCTTGCGGCCTTGTTGACCTCCGACTGCCAGATGGTGCGACCGTTGAAGACTTGCTCCACAGCGAGATCCAGACCGCCGGCTCCGCTGAAGAGCGAGCCGATCAGTAGTTCGACCGGTGGCTCCATCACCACACCTCGACCGGGATCGGGTGCGGCCAGTCGACCATGATGGCTGCGTTGGCGCGGTGGTGGCCGTCGTACAGCCACGTCCCGTTCTGGCCCAGCTCCAGCGGAGGGAAGGGCCACGAACCATCGTTCGAATCTCGGAGCAGATCGGCGTGCTCGCCCACCTTCTCCCAGAACTTGCCGGTCTGGCTGCCGTGGTTCCAGCGCGGGGTGTTCTCGTAGAACTTCTCCAGCACCGGCCCGGACTCCTCGATGGTGCATTCGACACCCATGCACCCGGAGCAGTCACCGGACTTCAGCGCCTTGACTTCAGCGAGGGACATGTAGGCGGAACGGGACATCAGCAGTACCACTTCTTTCTGCAGAATCGAGACTTGTCGTCGTCGTGATTGGCGCCCTGGCGGGCATTGGATTCCTTGGCGCACGTTGGCAATTCGCCGTGTGCGATGTGATATGCGGAGTCCGCGTAGAACCCGCCATGCTCAGCGATGTGAGCGTCTGATCGAACCTCGCAGAGAGGCGCAGAGCTGGCCTCAGCGACGATGCCGGGGAGATGTCCCACGACTATCGCCAAGGCCAGCCCCGTCATGAGGAGTGCCGTCCTCAAGACGCCAGCGAGCGATTCATCGCTGCGGTGCGACCGTCCCTCTGGCCGTGGGCGTAGCCGTTCTGGTTGAAACGGGGGCCACGGGTGGTGCGAACCCTCGGGAAGGCATCGCGCAGCGCCAGCGCCGCACGCTCCTTGTCACCCCGGAAGAGCACCAACGCTCCACTGGTGGACGCGGCTTCGAGAGCCTTGTCCTCTTCGCGCTTGATGCGCTCTCCGACCGTCTGGCCGAAGCCTGCGATCCACGCACGGCGGTAGCTCTTGAGCTGCCCCGCGGTCGAACGCTTCTTGTAGTCGCCCGTCCGGTAGTCGTACTTGTAGCCGGCGAACAACTCCTGCTCCGGTCGAACGCTCTCGACCAGGCGCAGCATCTGAGGCCGCAGGATGTCCCACAGCATCTGGATGCGCTCCAGGTGACGCGGCACCGCGAAGACGATCAGCGTCTGCTGCTTCGTGCCTCGGTTGGTGCTGAGCACCGCCTTGCCGTGCAGGGCCATCACGATGTTGTTCAGCAGCAAGGCTTGCTGAGCGACGTACTTGCCGCTGAAGGTGTACGACCAGCGCACCGCGTCGGGAAGCTCCGCGGCCTTGTCGAGATCGGTACGGGCCGCGTCGACCATCGCCTGATCGATGCCGTACTTGCTCATGATCTCGAAAGCTCGGGCCTGGAACATCGCCGCCTCGGGCGTGCCCTCCACGTCCTCGGCCTGACGGAGGAGCTTGGCGACCTTGTCTTGGATCTTCGCGATGTTGCCCATGTCAGATGTCCTTCTTCCAGTTGGATCGGTTGCTCTTGCCGGGGCGCTTGAGCGCCCGTTTGCGGTTGGTGTGCTTGCGTGCTGCCGCGGCTTGTGCGGCCCGTTTCTCGGCGTGCTCACGTCCGTGGTCGGACACTTCGATCACCTCTCGATCAGGTATGAGGTCTCCCCCACGGAGAGCCAGTGCTGCCCCTCGCTGTTGATCCAGACCCCGATCTGTCCGGGCTGGTCAGAGCAGTCCTCGAGATCGCAGACGGGGTAGTCGATCCCGTCGACCGTGACGGTCTGAGACGGGCGAGCCGAAGCCTCCGGGGGCTCGGCCAGGGCCATCGCTGCGAGCGCCGCGCCAGCGGCGATCAGACCCAGCAGTGCGTTGGTGGTGTAGTGCGACATGCCTTACCTCGGTAGTGATCTGAGTGTCAAGCTGCGTACACGGTCTTGTGACCGAGGATCGCGAGGTCGGTCCCTTCGAAGCGGGACCGGTCGTCGGTGTAGTAGAAGTGCCCGAAGTGATACGGGTTGTACGTCACCTTGCGTGCGTCGGGAGCGAGGTTGACTGCCTCGCCTTGCACCAAATCTCCTACGAGGCCGGCGTGTACGTTCTTCTTGCGCTCACGCAGCACTCGCTGCCGTCCCGCCTCCGAAACCTTGCCGACAGCGTTGCGGAGGATGACTAGCTGGTGTCGTGCGATGACTCGACCCTTGTCCGGGCCTTCGAGCGCCTTGACGCTCCACATCCCGCGGTGCAGATTCCAGTACACGAACACCTTCACGGTCAGACCTCCTGCAGTTCGTTCACGTCTCGCCATTCGGCAGAGTCGCTGCCGTCCCAGAGCACACGGACCAGACCGCATGCGTAGTCCCGGATCACCACGCCTCTACGGGCGTGGCGTCCGTACCCCTCACAGACCCGAGAACCCTTGACCATCAGGCGATCCAATCGTCTTCGAGGTTGTCCTTGACGCTGAAGCGCAGCGTCTTCGAGAGCACGTCTATCGCGGCCAGGACCGCGGGATCTTCGTTCTCACGCTCCATGCGTGCCAGTTCGTTCGAGTCCGGTATCACAGCGCGTCGATACCTTCGGAAACGATCTCCCGGACGTACTGGGCCGGCGTGATGCCGTCCTCGAATGCGTCCCGCCACAGGCGATCTGCGATGTCCCCGGACGTGACACCCCACACCTTGAGGAGCAGGGCGTCCACCTGGCGCAGCCACTGTTCGAACGTCACGGTCACGCCTCCCGAATCGTCCACGTCATGATGGCGAGACCGCAGGAGTCGATACGCCCGGAGCGATCCCCGGTGTCGACCACCTCAGCGATGCCCGAACGTGCCGCCATGCCTGTCAGGTGGTCACGCAGCGCCTGAGGATGGCTTGCGTAGATCCGCGAGGGCTCACGCGTCGGGTCGCTGGCGCTCCGTGCCTCCAGCACGAACAGCGTCACGTCTGCCGGGGTCGGAGGGTTCGAACGCTTCGCGATGGCCGCGTCGATCTCGGCCAGCTCATCGAGGCAGAGCCTGCACGTTGCATGGCTCTCGTCGGACAGGATCTCCGCACGCTGCCGCCGCAGCTCCGCGAGGTAGTCGTCGCCGTAGTTCTTTTCGAGTGAGACGGACATGTCTAGCCTTCCTGATCGATGAAACGGAGCACCGTGACGAGATCGCCCGGTGAGTAGCTGTAGGTGTGCTGGTACCTGTCGTCTTCCGTTGCGAGGTACCGCTGTTCGTCGTACTCCCACGTATCGGTGACGGTGTCTGCATAGACGCAGCGCGTGTCACTGGCGAGGGTGGTCAGCAGGATGTCTCCCGCCTTCACCTCGTCAGCCCGGACGAGTCGTGCCTTGTGCTTCATGCCGGCTCCTTACCGTCTGAGTGTCAAGTAGCGGTCAGTGCAGAATGATGGTGATGTCTTGCGTACGCCCCTTGGACGTGCCACCGCACGCCATGCACGTCGCACATGAGGTCTTGAAGCCGGCCTCATCGGACGCGGGGCAGATCACCTCCCCTGCCATGCGGGGAGCGTTGCCGGGACGCGGACGGAACGTCCGGTATCCCTTCATCCGTGCCTCGCGACGTTGTCCGACCGTGTCAGCGGACGCCATGCAAAGCTGGGCGAAACGTGGGTCAGCCGTACGCCATTGGTGCGTGTAGCCGGTCACGCCATCCGCAACGCTCAGGATGGCTTCCCAGACCTCGAACGGTACCGCGGCGGGGTCGCCGTACGATCCGAACCGCACCTTGAGACCGCGGAACGCTTCGACGTTGAACGGGACCGATCCCTTGGCAGCGTGAGCATTCCAGCTTGACGTCTGAGCGTGTCCACGCCGCAGTGCCTTGTGCGTGTAGCACCCACCGTCACCACCGCTTGCGATGGAGCGGAACGGGCAGTCTCCGCACGTTGCCTCGTCAAGGCCCAGCTTGATCGCTTCCGTGGGATTCACGTCAGCCCGCAGGATGGAGATCTGCACCATGTCGCCGGTCTTCATGTTGGCTTTGCCGGGCGATGCCGCACGGGTGGCCAGGACGATCAGCTCTTCGCCGGTCAGTTCGCTCTTGCCTTGCCAGACCAGCATGCGGGGGAATGCCATGTCACACCTCGTCCAGTTCGTTCTCGAAGTTGCACAGCAGGCGCGTTGCCTTGCTGAGGGAGATCTCTTCATCGCGGACCTGCAGAGCAGCGGTCTCGCAGCGCCTGGCCGCATCGAGCTGGCCGGCTTCGAGGAGCAGACCCCGTACGGTCCACAGCTCCCCGCTCAGATCCTCACGCTTGTCGTGATCGCTCGACCAACTCATGGCTGTCCTATCGTCTGAGTGTCAAGTTCTAGTGACGTTGACGTACGGGCATGTCCTCGTACACGCCATCCCGCAGGTAGCGGTAGCTAGGGTCCAGGTGATCCGGGTTGCCCGTGTCCAGGTACTTGCGGATGCCCTCGCAGATGTCTTCGGGCTCGTCACGGAATGCCCACCCGTGGACTGCGCGGACTCGGACCCTTTGGCTGTCTGGCTTGTTCATGTCTACGACCCTACCCGATTCTCGTCTGAGTGTCAAGTCAGCGGCGATAGTAAGAATTGCCGCGGCAGTAGACCCAACCGATCCCTTGGATGTAGACCCGTCGTTCCTTGCTGCTGTCCATCAATCTACTCCTGTCTCGTCTGAGTGTCAAGTCGACGCTATGACCAGCGACGGGTGGTCGGACGCTTGCGGGAAACCTCACGGCGGGCAGTAGCCGGCCTGGCCAGCATGGTGCCTACGGAGATACGTTCTGCCTCGTCAGCCGCGGCGCGATCCTTGCCACCGTCGACCATGTCCGTGCTGGGAATCTTCACGTCACGGTCAGTCCATCCGGGGATGCCTCGCTCAAGCTCACGGTCGATCAGCTTGACCGGGCTCAAGTCTGGGGCGATGAACAACTTGCCTACGGACTGACGTGCGGTGACCCGCACCTCGCGATGTTCTGCCATGTTCATTGCCGGCTCCTCTCATAAGTCAAGCCTGAGGGTGTTTTCGGAGTGTGCTGGGAGGGATTCGAACCCTCTCGCTATGACCTGGGACGCGGAACGTCCACCACCAGGGCCAGCACTCTAACGGTTGCTCAGGGATCAAACCTGAGAGCACATATGCCAGTCTCAGCTCAGTTCCGTTAGTCGCTCTTCGCTTGCCCGGATTACCCAACTCACGTCCGACTGCCTCCAATAGCTCAGTCGACCGACGGGATTCCCGATAGGGCGAATTGCTTGCATGTGTTTTCTACCGTCCAACCTCCGGCGATTCTATCGGATCGTTTTTCCGGGCAGGCTATGCCAAGGACGCTGCTATTGAGTTCTCAAACACCAGGTGGAGCGAGTGAATTTCGTGATTCGAGCTTAGCACAACGTCTGTCTGAGTGTCAAGTCCGTGGTTCTGGCGGTTCGTAGTGTTGCCGTACCGTGTGCGCTCTCAAACCCGCTGGTATGTGGGTTCCCGCACCGCCTAGGTGGACCGTGTGACTCTCGTTTTTCTGTTGTGCCACCAGACTAGCAGATGCTCGTCTGAGTGTCAACCCGAGTCGCGATATTCAGTTCGTCAATGTGCTGGTTCCCACTCTACCGCAATGCGATCTGAGTGTCAACCCCGAATCGGTTTCCCGATCCGTTCGCCCTGTCGAAGCGGCGATGACACAAGTAAACACCCTGCCGGTCTGAGTGTCAAGTCCGAATTTGTTTTCGCAGGTCGGAGGTGGTTTTTGCACCGTTCTGGCGCCCAGTATCGACTACCGGCGGAAGCCGGCAAACCCCTAGAAAACATGTCCTGGCCTGCAGTGATACCAATGTGCTGCTCACTATCGCACCGATACAGGGCAATCTGCCGGCTACTCAGAATTGGCCGCTGAGCTGCAGCTTATGGCGTCGATTGCTGCCCTCTGTGAGGCTCTGAGAGCCGTTTGCTGCCCTCGCGTAAGGGATTGATCCCGCGGGTATTCCCCTTGCCGATTGACGCGACTAGGGCACATATCGAGCATGTAATGAGCAGCTCTTAGCCAGGTAGTAGTCCTGCATATGCGTATGCATGTGCTCTCACCTGCATATATGAGTGTGTGAGATACGCACACTGTGGTGTGCTGAGTGTTTGCTACCCACTGTGAGCGTGTATTGCATGCGGTTGCTGTGTACACACATCGCTGCAGCTAGAGGGGCGTATGCGTATGCGGATTAGGTTAGCTGTGTGCTGTGTCCCTCGAGCATGCCTCACAGCATGCGAGCCGGCCTAGCCCTAGGTTGTTTGCTGTGTGACGCATCGTCGCAGTTCAGAGTACCCAGGGGGGTTACCCCTATGGCCCCCTCCCCGACCGGACGGTTA